ACCGACAACAGCGGCCGACGTAATGATGTCGTGCCAGCCGTCCTGCATCTTGAGCATTGTCGTGCCAAGAGAGCCGCCTGAATATGCCCCGAGGTCTAAGCGGCCGGTTGGTGTCGTCGTCCCTACACCGACAGCGCCACTCTTATCCACATTGAACAGAGACGTGCCAGCAAGCTGAAGGTCGATCAGCTTCGATCCCGAGGCCGACGCGCTGTTCGTCACGTTCATCTTGATCGCGGTGAAGACCGTGCCAGCCGCGTTCCAAGTGTCGGTCAGATCGTAAATATAAGACATGATCTCAAGCCCTCATTCTTCCTGCGCGGCGCGTATAGCATGTTTCACAACAGAAATCATGCAGCAGCTGCCTCGATAATATCATTTGCCCGGTCACGAATGAGATCGTTGAACCGGTCCAGAAGCGGCGTGAATTGCGGTCGACCCGAGGCAAACCCGTCGATCAGGCCCGCCGCGCCGCCCCAGAGGCCCGAGACGTTGCGGTACAGGCCAGTACCAAGGGCCAAGCCTGAAACGCCACTGTAGAGCCCTTGAGACATATTTTATGCCCTGTTGTCGCCGGACTGGATAATCGTGAGCTTGGCAGATCCAGAGCCGCTGTTCAGCACAAGGCGAACGGCCGCTGGGATGTACGCATAGTTACCCTGACGATTGACCGTCTGGGCGACAAGGTTCGCGTCGGGGTGTGCAAGCCAAACAATCGACCCAGAGGCCGTCGTGAAGGGGTTGTCGAGCGTCTGCTGGATCGTCCAGTTGGCAGTACCCGTCACCGCGACTTGCAGAGAGACGTCAGGGCGTCCGTGAATATCGAGCGGGATCGGGTCAGAACTTTTGGCACCCAAGCTGGCATCGGTCAGTGTAACAACAATTTGCCGCATGTGCGTTATCCTTGAAAACTAGAGACCACCTTCCGACCGGGTAACTCCCAATCCAGCCAGTGGCCTCTAGCTTATATCAGCGTTCCTTCGCGACGTAAACGTAGTCAACCGTCATCGTCTTAGCCGCAGCCTCACCGTTCTGGAGAGCAAAGCTCACCGTGCAGGTGGTGTCGGGCAGGAAAGCCGACGAGCCGTCGAGCGAACCGAGGACGCTGTTGTTGACTTCGTAGTACACCCGAGACTGGCCGTCATAGTAGAAACCCAGCTCGACAAACGTGTCGTCGGTCAGGGTCGTTACAGCGGCAGCCGAGGTCGAGCCAGTCGTCGCGTTCTTCCGGCAGATAACGTCGACAGTGCGAGCGCCATCAGCCTTGAGGAAGTACACACCGTCCGTCACGTCCAGCGGGGTGACGTCAACGACCTGAAGGCCGAAGACCATGTCCGACTGGGTCGCGTCCGAGATCTTGAAGCGGCAGCGGAAGAACAGCTTCTTGCCGGACGTGAACGTCCAAGCAGCAGGCGTCTTCTGGAGCGCAACGAGATCGTCGTCAGCGGCAGAGTTGGTCAGCAGCAGGAGGCCACCGTCGCCAGCCGTGAGAGCCTGAGTGGCCCCGGCCTGCGTTTCAGTGACGACCCAGTCACCAGCCGTGTAGGTGTCGAAGTCGTTGAAGTACTCGTGGAACAGCGTCGGATCGGGCTGAACCATGTCCGAAAACAGGTCAGTCTCACTGACGTTGGTCACACCGAACTGGAAGCGAGTGTTCGAAATGTTACCCATGGGTTTCCTCCTTTAAGGAAGACGGGGGAGGAGCGCGAACCCCTCCCCAGCCTGATTAGATGCCCGGGGTGCCGTACACGCCACGCGGGTCAGTCCAGCCGAACGCATAACGCTCGGTGGCCTTGTACCGCATGCTGTCGGTTTCGAAGTCACCTTCCATCGACTTTTCAAGGCCGCGACGCATCGCGAGCTTGAGACCTTCCGGAGCGTCCGTCTGGACCCACCATGCGGTCGTCGAGGTGATACGAGACAGGTTGGCCTGACCGTCATCCAGAAGGCCCATCGACTTCACTGGATTGATGTCATTGTTCGCCGTGCCTGCACGCAGAGCCGACTTGAGCAGAACCTCAGCTTGGAAGACGTTCGACGGACCCGTCACGATCTTCTTCGGCGTCAGACGGATGCGCTTGCCGTTGTTGTCAACAGCGTTGCGGATCTGAATGAGGAGCTGCTCGAGCGAGGTCTGCGACAGGTTCGCTGCCGTGGACAGCTTGTTCGAGAAGGTGCCGGTGGCAATCGGGTGATCCGTTGCAACCAGTTCCTTGCCGTCACCACCCGCATACGATGCGTTAAACGCACGGTTGAGGATGTTGGCACCAAGGGTTTCCTTGGTCTCGATCAGAGACTGAGCGAGGTGACGCGCATAGGTCTGACCGATGCGGATGTGATCACCATCTTCAACAAGAACCTTGGTCAGGGCGAATGCCAGACCGTAGACCTTGTAGACGTAGCGCTGAATGAACAGCACGCCGCCCGACTGATAGGTGACCGGCATGCCATCGGGCAGTTCCGGTGCAGCACCGAAGCCGTACAGGACAGGCTCTTCATGGTAGTTCCGGGGAATACCCTTGAACTCCTTGAAAACCTGCGCCCATTCGTCTGCGCGCTGGTCATAAATGCCGTTGAACTCTTCGTTCAGGATCGGCTCAACGATGGACCGAAAGTCGGTAGAACGCATTGGCGTAGCCATTGTTCAAGCCCTCCTTAGTAAGCAGCCACATCAGCGACGTTCTGATGTTCGCTGATCTGGACTTGGCAAATCACATAGGTGTCACCGAACGCATTGTCCGGGCCCGGCGTGATGCCGATGAGACGAAGACCAGCGTTGCTGGCGGCGGTTGAGACACCCAACATCTGCGTCGAGAGACCCGTGACGGTCGAACCCGAAGCAGCGGTGAAGTCGTACTGCTTGCCGATGTCGGTTACGGCAATCGCAGCATCGCTCTGGATTTCGTAAACGATAGTCGGGTCAAGCGTGACGTAAGCCACAATGTCAGTAGCCGAAGTGGAAGCGGTCCACTTGTTGCTGACACGACGGCGGCCGTCACTGTCGGTGAACTCGACGCCCATGAAGGTGCCGATGAAGCGTTCACCAACGGCAGCAGCAGCGATTGTCCCTTCGCCCGTCGAAGACGGAACGATACGGACAGGCTGGAACTGAAGGATGTTGGAGCCATAGCCCGAGTTAATCGAGTAGGCGGTGGGACGGATCACACCACTTGGCGAATAAGCCGGGCGAAGTCCAAACGGCTGTGAAACAGAAGACATAGCCATTTACCTCGTTAAGAGTTGCGGTATCCCGCTCACCACATCTGTGGAGCGCGGGGGTTATATTCACGCATCTCTGATAAACCGTCACCCTCGTACATAGTGCTTCCGGCTCGCTCTGCCTGTTCACGGATACTATCCGCAACCTCGGCAAGCTTGTCTTCCTCGCGAAGAGGTGCATCATGGTGAGCTTCCTGCATGAACTTCCGATAGAGGCTCATGGGCAGCTTAAACGCAAGCATCTCGTTCACCCCAATAAAACCAGCCCATTCGCCAGTCTTGATTGAGGCATATTCCATCCCCGGGATCTCTTCCGGCCGCACAGGCTCGTAACCGAGCTGCATGCGACGATGGATAGGATCACGCGGATTTTGCGTGGTCAGCCAGCACATATGATAGCCCGGGACTTCCGGCAAATCAGGTAGTGCGTCGTTAAAGAGTTGGTTCCGGAACATCTCAAGCCGGTCGTCTTCGCTCACTTCACGGTTCTCAGTGACCTGCCGATCCTGAGACCGGCGGGTTTCGCGCCGACCTACAATGTCAAGTTCCGTCTTCTTCAGGCGTTCATCATCAGTGCTATTCGTCATGTTGTCTCACTCCTTAATCAGCGAGCCGAACCGGTGTCATAAGCCTGATACGCCTTCAGATAGCGTTGGCGGAGCACAGGGTCATCCCATACTCCAGCCTCAATCATAGCTTGTTTCCGCTCGGGTGTCACGAAGATTTCTTTTTTGGTGCTTGGCGGCGCATGTTCGCGTGTTGCCCCAGTGGGCGGCGACTTGCGACGCGGCTTTGGCTTAGGTTCGCCTCCGCCTCCGATTGCCTCAGAGACACGCTCCGTCAGCTCTTCCCAATACTCGCGAGATGTGGGGTCATACCCCTCACGCGCAAGCTCGTTGTCAATTGCCTTAGTCAGGGCGCTGTCACGGTCGCGACCTTGTGGGTCGTACCATGGGTTCGCATCCATCCACTGCTTGGCATAATTGACGACAGTCGGGTCAACCTGCGGCTGCGATGCCTGCTGACGCGCCTGCTCAAACTGCTGCTTGGCAGCTTGAAGCTGTTGCGCCTGTGCAATTGCAGCATCGCGGATGCGCATGGCCGCGACCACGTCATCCCCGTTGCCTGCCTCAGTGGCCTTGGCAATCACATGCTCTGCCTGCTGCACCTCGTTCACAGCCTGCGCCAGACGCTGTTCGAGCGTTTGGGCATTGCTGTTGGCGGTGTGCGTTTCGATGGCAGAGACGCGGCGCATCAAGTCAGCGTTTAGCTTCCGGAGCATTTCCAGCTCACGCTGGGCATTCTCCTTGGCACGCTTCTGCACCTCACGCCGCTTTTGACGGCGCTTCTGGTTCTTCGACACCTCTTCGTCGTGGTCGTCGTCGCTTTCGGCAAGACGCTCGTCCTCACCGTCATCGTCATCGTCGTCCTCGGGCTCGTCAGCCTGCGGCTCTTCAGCAGCGGGCTCCTCCTCCGGTGGCGTCTCGACGGGGATCAGCTCGTCGTCGTCTTCAGTCAGTTGGTTCTGGTCACTCATAACCGGCTCCGTTTCCTAGCCTTATCGATCAGATGAACGCCTTGATGGCGAGCGGGTCGCCCGTCACCTTGCCGATCAGATCGAGGTCGTTGAAAATGACGACAAGAGCTTCGTCTTGGCCGTCAGCGGTTTTGACAGTCCAGCGATCCCCACCGTACTTGGGCACCCGGACATAGTCGCCCGGCTGGCACCATGAGCCCTCAGGCCATGGATCTCCCGTTGTACGGTTGCGGAAAGCAAGTTCGCCCACCCCGATCACCTTGGCGATCTGAGTGTTCCACGCATCTGTCTCGCGTGTCTCCGAGGTCAGGATGATCCCGCCCTTGGTCTTCTGCTTTGGTGTCCTGATTTGACACAGGACACGGCTGCCGAATGGCACGATACCCGGATCGCAAGGCGGAAATGCCTCGTCCGTGTTGGCGTACCCAAACTCAACCTTGTTTCCAAGTTCCTGCATGTGTGCTCCTTTCGCAGGGTTAGAGGTTGAAGTCTTTGCGCTCCCTTTCGGCCACAAGGTCGATCAGGGTTCGCTTGGCATGTTCGAGGCCCGCGTACATGCCGACGGCCTTCCCATAGGCGAATGCATCGCCCGAGGAGGGCTGCGCCAACGCTTCATGAGCAATACGGGCTTGCTCTGTCTCCAAGCGCTGGAGCAGGGTCTCTATCCTCATGCCGGGGTCTTTTTACCGCCCGACACTTCGACTTTCGGATGCATACCCATCTTCATGAGCTTGTGCATGTTTGTGTTCTCGGCGTTGATCGGGCCAGTTGCCTTACCCTTCAGCGCGGCGTCGTTCTTCTTCGCCATGTGGTCAGTCCTTCTTCTGGCCCATAGCCAGCAGGCGCGCACGCTCGCTGGTGTCAGGGGCGGCTTTCGCCTTTGCAGCGACCGGCTGCTCGGTCTTGGTGGCAGGCTTCTTTGCCATGCTGTCCTCCTTACGGGTTGGGGTTTATCCCGGTGCCCGTGGACACCGCGATCTTCTCGCCCGACGCAATCTCAGCCGCAGCGAGCTGCATGGCGGTCATGTTGTCATCGGTGTTCATCGTCATGCGCGCCTGAAGCTCGGCAGCCTTGCGAGCGTCTTCGGCCTGCTGGCGTTGCTGCTCGATCTGGATGCGGGCCTGAAGCTCCGCCATGTCGATCTGGTTATTCTGCTGCTCCTGCATGGCATCGACCTGCATGCGCTGGTTCTCGATTTGCATCTGAGCCTGAGCCTTCTGCGCCTCCATCGCCATTTCCTGCTGGGCACGCTGCATGTCAGCCTGCATCTTCTGCTGCTCAAGAGCGACGCGCGGATCTTGAACGGGCTGAGGTGCAAACTGCTGCATGACCTGCTGCGCCTGCTGGACAACCTGAGGCAGCTCGGAGAAGATCTCGCCACCGCGCATAACAACAGCCGAGGCGGCCTCTGCCAACATCTGGTCGAGCGCCTTGCGGCCCTCAACGTCCTTGCCCATTTCCTTCATGATGTCGCCCAGATCCTCGCCGCCCATGGCCTCGTTGGACATGTCGAACACGGAGGACGCATACCACAGGGTGACGTGCTCCTTGATGTGGTTCAGCATGACAGGGAGGTACGCAGGCGCGATCATCGGGTTCATGCCGAAGGTCGGGCTCATCATGTACGCAAGGTGCGTCTTGAGGTGCGCGATGTGGTCCTGCTCAGGGAAGGCAGTAACCGGCCGACCGAGCGTCGCGGCCACGTTCTCGTTGACGGCGTTCTGCTCCTTGGGCTCCATCGGAGGAAGCAGTAGCTCCTTCGGGTTCGGAACCTTCAACGTCTCAAGGATGCGCTCCTCGACCTTGCGCACGTCATAGAGCTGCGGCAGCGCCTGTGCCCTCTGGGCGACGGCCTGAACCTGAGCGAAGCGTTGCGCCTCGGAGAAGATGTTCGGATCAGAGACCGGGACAACGTCAAGCGGGCCCTCGAAGTCACGGCGCGTTGCCAGCTCTTCGCCAGCCTCAAACTCAAGGCGCTCGTCGTCGAGGTACATGCCGTTGAGGCGGTGCAAGATCCGGAGCATGCGGCCCATGGCATCATGCAGGCGGGCGTGGATGGAGGAGAAGACCACCATACCCTGCTCGATCTTGGCGAGCGTCGTGCCAACGGGTGCGTTCGGGTTGCCGTCGGCGATGTCTTCCATGGCCGTGCGGACAACACCCTTGCCTGCCTCGACCAAGAAGCCAAGCAGGCTGAAGAGGACGGGGCTCGGCGGGTTGTACGGAAGCGGCATCGCCAGCTTGCGCACGTCATCGACGTTGAGGCCACCCTCGATCTCGATGGTCTGCGTCGGCTGGATGGACAGGGACTGACCACCGGCCGTGCCGCCCTTGAGCTTCAGCATGGTCTGGCTGTTGTTGATGTGTGCGCTGTCGAGCAGGGCGCGCAGTGCGCCTGTGGCTGCACCGGACAGGCCACCGATCATGTGCGGCAGGCCAATGGGATACGCACCGCGCCACGGGATGAAGGGAAACTCTACGAACCACTGGAGTTCTTCCTTGTGCTCGTCTTCCTCATCCCAGTTGCGATAGATCGAGAGCACCTTGCCCGAGGGCTTGTCGATGCTGATGATGTACGGCGCTGCGCCATCGCCTTCCACGTCAGCAATTGCATAGATCTCATAGACAATGCGCAGGCCGTCTTCATTAAAGCTTGTCTGTTCGCGCCCTTCGATGCGGTCATTCGACTTGGCGGCGACCGACATCTCCGGCTCCATCCCGGCCGGGGCCAGATCGATGTCGCGATACATGCCGTTCTTGACGCGGTTCTCGTAATCGAGCTGCGTCAGGTACTGCACATGCGTCTTGCGCTGCGACGTGTAGAAGTTCGTCGCGGCAAAGGGCAGGTACATGTCGTCAATGGCGGTGAACAGGAAGTTCGGCCGGTTCTTGGCTTCATCCCAGCCAAGCTTCAGATACTGCGCACCACCCAAGGGCACCTGCGTCATGAGCTGTTCAAGCTCTGCGCGGACCTCAGGGCACTGCACCGTCATCTGCCAGTTGAGCAGCTCGGTCTTGCGCCGCGCCTTCTCCAGCTTCTTCTCGGTCGGCTTGCCGGGCACAAAGTCCTTGGCCGGGCCGTTGGGCGGGAAGATCTCTTTCATGGCGCGGGCAGCAAAGTCCACGCAGGCCTCGGTCAGAAGGGGATGGACAACCTTAGACGCGCCTTCGAAGTCAGCGCCACCGGGAGCGTCATCGCCCAGACCAGTGCGGCGCAGACCTTCGTCATACTGCTCGTCGCGTTTCTTGCGGGCGTCCTTGTCCTTCGAGATCAGGTCGAGGAAGCGTGACGACAGGCGATTAAGCTCGGGCTCGGAGATCACACCATCGGCGAGGTTCTCATAGAAGTCGCTCTCGCCAGCCTTGGGATCATCCTCATCGATGCGGACAATCGCGCCACCATCCTCGGTGTCTTCGACATCCGGATCTTCACCGGGCAGCTCGATCAGCTCGCCGTATTCCTGCTGGTCGTCGTCTTCCATCAGAAGTTTTCCTTGTAGAACTGGGCGATGACCGCCTCGAAATCTGCGCGGGAGAAGTCGCCGCCTTCACCATCCTCTACGATGTAGATGCCGATCTTGTCCGGCTCGTCCGCGTATGACGGGCCGATCTCAAACCGCCCGATGCGGATCGTATTTGGCTGGTCTTCATCTTCCATCAGGATGTCCTCTTATGCCGCGTATTTTCCATCTACACCATGATTGGTGTGAAAGCCATACTTGGCCTCTGCTGCCTTGCGGCAACGAACCGCATCTTCGAACTCAGAAAACCTTCCAAGATTTATGAGTTTTCGATTGATGCGGATTTTTGCGTTCCATTTACCAAAGGCCTTACACCAGTATACTCCCGTAATTCCGCTCGAATTGTTTTTCATTTTTGACATGTTTCGCGCGTTTTCTGCGGAAGAAACTTCGCGTAAATTTTCAATGCGATTATTCGAAGGATCATGGTCGATGTGGTCAATGTGAGAAGAGGGCCACATCCCATAATGCAAAGCCCACGCCACTCGATGCGCAAACACATGTTTGCCATCTATCCGTCCTTGCAGATACCCCTGCCGATGCTTTCCAGTGAGTGCTGGACGCCCAGCCCATCGAGAGTTTCTTGTACCGCACATAGTCTCAGACGCGCGCCACTTGAACTTTCCTGTGTCTGGATCGTATGCAAGAAGTTGACGCAATCTTTCAATCGAAGGTATCGCGGCGGTAGCCATGTATAGCAGTCCTTTTGCTTGCATGTTTAGAGCAGGCGTAGCGTTGGTAGCGTTACGCCTGTTCGCGTTATACCGCATGCGAGAGGCGGTCACAATCACTGACTGTACGGATTACTGACCACGGCAGGGGGTGGTCTGTCACCCTTCCAGTCGTCTTGCTTCTTGCGTGTCAGGTCGATCAGGCGCTTGTCCATCATCAGGCGGATAGCCTGCGTGGTCTGGTCAACGTGATCGTCGTGCTTGATGGAGCCCTCACCTGTGAACGCGCAGAGCTGTGCGATGAGGGGCTCGCACCATGTGCGCGGTCGCCCCGGGTGCTTCTCGCTCTCTGGCACCCAGACGCGGCGCTGGGCGAAGATCGGGGAGGCGATGTGCAGGCGAGACAGCTTGTCTGCCCGGCCGGGGTTGTATGCATAAGCTTGGATGCCCTCACGATCCAGCATCTGACGCAGGGAGATCCCTGAGCCCTTGTCTTCAATCAGGAGGATGTCGGGCTTGCGGCCGGACGTGATGGGCTTGCTGCCGCCGAACATGGGCTTGATCAGGGCTTGGTCGTCGTCCTCACCATAGCGCACGTTGAGCTCTTTCTTCACGCGCTTCATGAGATCCGGCAGGCCAAGGTGATCCTCCCAGCAGTCGAGCAGCATGACATGGCTCATGCTCTTGTAGTGGAAGACACCCCAGACGCCGCACGCTGTGGGATCTGGGTCGCCCTTCTTGTCGATGCTCTTCTCGGTGTATGCCGTGTCCAGCGACATGACGATCCAGTCGAGCTTGGGCAGCGGCTTCTTGGCGGGCCAGAGGTTCAGCCAGCTCCTGCGGATGACACCCTGCTCTTCGGGGTCGATCAGCTCGCCGTATAGCTCCTGACGGCCGAGGGTCGTGCCCTCATACTGCTCCACCTGCTTGAAGAAGCTGTCTGGAAGGTTGGCCTTGTTGTCATAGGTTGAGCCAGTGACCAAGATCCGGCCCTCTTTGGGGGCGCTCAGTTTGCGGATGATGTCCTTGGGCTTGGGCGTTGTCGTCCATAGCACCTGAGGGTTGGTGCCCAGACGCAGACCAAACATGAACATGTCCCATGTGTCTTGGTCGTACTGCCATGCCGCAAGCTCGTCGAGCCAGCCACGACAATGCTGTGGGCCGCGCAGTCGCTCAGGCTTCTCAGCGGTGAAGCCACGGATGGTTGTCACGCCGCCCGCGATGTTCTTCATGTTGATGATCAGGTCAGACTTGTTGTAATCGACCAGCAGCTCAGGGGGCAGCACGGACATGATACCGCTCTCACCCTCAAAGCATGTGAACTTCACGTCCTGATAGGTTGGCGCGATGACGGCGCTGTCGAAGCCCGTCGGATCTTCATAGGCCGCGCGGCAGATCCACTCAGCGCCGACACGGGTCTTGCCGAAGCCACGCCCTGCCAGATAGCCGCACTCACTCCAGCCACCCTCAGGCACGATCTGGTTGGGCCGAGCGGTCTCTGCCCACTTGCTCTGCCAGCTCAAATAGATCTGCTGCTCAAGAGTGAGCAACGCAGCAATTTGCTCAGGGCTCGCGGTGGTGAGGAGATCGGTCATCAGTCTATGATCGTCGTCTTGGCGTATTCGAGAGCGCCAAACAAACGCCAGCGGTCATCGAAGGTTGCGTATCGCTCGAAGACTTTCTCCTCGGCGTCATGCACGACAATCACAATCTCGGTAATATGCCCCTTCTCGCAGCGGTCGGCGATCTCACGCAGGCGTTGCGCTGTCTCCTCCATGTCCTGAGCGCGCTGCGTCTTCAGGTTAATGACGTTCATGAAGCTAGGCATTCCGGTATAACGTCAACGCATCGCGCAGTTGCAGGTTCATCTCGCGGATCTTGTCGTAGCGGTCGTTGGCCTGATCCAGTGCTTGGTTCAGCGCGGCGCACTCGCATGCGACCTGACCGAGCCGGGTCTCCAGCTCCCTGATGCGACGCCATGGGTTCCAGATCATTGGGAGGCCTTCTTCTCGCGCACCATAGCAGCGGCCGTCTTGAGGGCATCTTGCACCTCAGGCGGGCTGACTATACCCACCTGACCGCTGTGATCGACGTTCTTGCTCTCACGCCAATCCTTGGGGAAGCGGGCGGCCATGGATCTGGCCCAAAGAGCGTTCTGGAACTTGTCTGCGAAGAGGGCGATGCGGCCCTGTTTCTCCCACCAAGACTGGGAAAGTTGCATTGCTTGGGTAAAGGCTTCCAAAAACTCGGGATGCTTGTCGGGCCAATTGGTCTCAAGCGTGTCTCTCTTCACGCCGATCTCTGCTGCCATTTCGACGACTGAATAGCCTTGGGCCCCCATGCGTAGGACTTCCTCACAATACTTGGGATCGTACTTTGTGGGTCGACCGAAGGCATTCTTGTATGGGAGGGGCTTGCCGTATTCGTCTTCATTCATCGCGTGCTCCGTATCGGGACAGTGCTTCCGACTGGAGCCTATGTAACTCTTGGGGTACTGCGATGCAATGGGGCGATGATGTAGAGCCCAATTACACCACCGCCCCGGCACGTTGGATGGCGGAACCCCCGAAACGCTCATCCTACTGACATATACCATAAAGCCATTTGTGTTGTCGGGATGGGACATGGAATAAATGGGGTGGCGGGATTAGTGCCCAACTCCACCCCATCCAAGAACGAGGGAGTGCCACGGTTGTCCCTCGCCTCTTTCAATGGGGTGAGTGCTGATCAGCTAAGTCACCGGGATCTCCCAGCGACATCTCACCCCGCCTTGGACCGGCAATTGATGTTTACGATGCCATTTTGTGCGCGTCAATTATCTGGTGCCAGATGTAGGGATCGAACCTACGTCACCGGGTTACAAAGCCGGGGTAATTCCATTATACTAATCTGGCTGGTCTGGGTGACAGGACTTGAACCTACAACCTCGTGCGCCCAAAGCACGCGCTCTACCACTTGAGCTACACCCAGATGCGGGCGCAGCAATGCCACGCCCTTAGAGTGTCGGTCGGGGGAGATGCGTTCGGTTGGTCATGCGGTCTCTATAGCGGCATGGGCCATTCAAGTAAAGGTTGGCATACGTTTGACCCGGTATGCCAGCGAGCGGGACTTCCACGCTTGCCTATAAGGCGGGGCTGAGGGGGGTGGAAGTCTTTTCCTTAATCTCGTTGAGCAGTTGCAGGCGGTCCTCATAGTAATCGGGCCACTTCTCGTGCAGCGTGAGGATGCGGTCCCTGATGCGGATCATGCGAGCGGCGGCATCGTTCGTCTGGCGCTCGATGTCCCTCCCCTCCTCTCCTCCCATGAATGCAGTTGCTGACAGATCATAATGCTCAATGAGGGCGCTGGCAAATGCCATGAGCAGGCTGTTGAGGTCGAGCTTATATTGCCGCGCGGCCTCCTCTGTGTCTTGGTTCACCTTGTCGGCGATGTCGTCGAGGCTCTTGAGCCACTGCTCGCGGGTTAGTGGTGTCGCCATGGTTATCTCCCCTTGATGGCGTCGTAGATGTCGAGCTTGTACTGCGCCACCAAGCCGTAGTGATAGCCGTTGCGCAACTCATGCTCGATGGCCTCTGCGGTTGTTTCCTCTGGCTCCCAAGAATGCTCAAGGCCGTAGCAAGAGCAGTGAGATCCCTGCACCCGATAAAGCTTGTCATCCTGTTTGTAGATCACCAGACCTTCACCCTCATAGCCGTCCACGTCATAGCAGGCGAAGAGGACATCGGGCTCGGGCATTTCAATTGAGAAGTTGAACTGGACACTGGCCCAGCCCTCCTCTGCGAAACCACCAAAATACTTGGTCATGGTCAATCGTCCTCGTTGTCAAAGTCAACAATCACCTTGATGCCCGCCTTGCGCAGATCCGTGACAGACATGACGCTGGTGAGCTTTTCGACAAGCACCTCAAGCTTTAAGATCTGATCACGGTCATTTTGCCTGTTTACATATGCGATGTCGCAGTGCTGGCGGTACTCATGGTTTAATTTCTCATACTCGGCCGTGAGGCGATCAAGCTTCCACTTGAGAAGCTCGATGCTGTCGTCCGGCGTGTCTTCGGTCATGGGCTCGGTCATTGTCCCTGCCCCTTAATGGCGATGGCTTCTTCGTACAGGTGATTGTACAAGGTCCGAAGCGTGTTGATGCGGTCATAGTGGATCTGGCGGTCTGACATGCAACGCTCAGTGTCACCGGGATAGTCTCTACCGTTGGGCGTCACTTGCTTGAGGGCCTCGATCACGTCGTTGATGTGGTCCAAAGCCTCAAGTCGCGGGTTGACCAAATCGTCCTTGCTGCTGCCATTGATGTTGATGACGGGCTTGATCATTCTGCTGCTCCCGGCTGGCCTGAGAGCCAGTCCTGATAGTCTTCGTTGGCGTATTCGAAGACGGTGCTGTCAACCAGTGCGTTGAAGGTGTCTTCGGTCAGACCGTGGGGCACTTCGACGTACTCTTCGGTGTCGAGGATCTCCTGCCAGAGGACAGCGAAGTGACGGTCGCCATCATATTCGTAGATGGTCTTCACGTCGCACTGGCGCTCGGCCTTGGCGTCTTCCCAAGTGACGGTCACTGTGCGCTCTAAGGTTGCCGTGCTCATTTCTCTGTCTCCCAGCTATTGATGTTTGAGATTGGTACTCGGATGCCGTAATGTTCGGCGTCGTGGCGCTCGATGCTCCCAGCCGGGAAGGTGGCCGGATCAACCCAGCGGTTCTTGTCGTCACCGAGGATGCGTTGGGTGCGGGCCCCTGCGGGAACGGTGACAGTGCCACGGTGCCCGTAGGTGTGGACGAAGCCCTCCTTGACGGTTGTGTAAACGATCATCGTGCAGCCTCCAGCTTGGCGTTGATCTCGGCCCACTGAGCCTTTTCGTATGCGTCCCACTTGGCGAGCTGCTTGTTCCAGCTATACTCGGTCAATCCACGGGGAGACAGCTCCTCCTGATAGTTGCGGCTGGTGACCGGCTTGCCTGCGAGGCGCTTGGCGTAGCGGATCTTGGCGAGGGCATCCAAGCGGGCCTTGTGCGTGTCGTAGCCAGCGATCCCGTCACGGGACTTAACCGCGTAGTAATGAATAATCCAAACACGGGCGATGTCGCGGTGTCTGATGATGTCTGCCTGTTCAATTGCCATTTTGTGTCTCCTGTGGGGGCCCGAAGGCCCCGCTCCTTACTTAAAACGAAGTTGGCTGTAGCTGGCAGCGCGGGGTTCGTGCAGCGCAGCAAGGCTTTTGCGGATGGAGTTCTTGTAGCCTTCGCCTGCGGTGTCGTTCTGGAGGCAACGCTCGAAGTGAGCGGTCTCGCTGACGAGGATGTTATCGGCGAGGGCGAGGGCGGCGGCAGCGGCCTCAGCGTCCGTCATGCGAGCGAAGGTGCCAGCGTTACCGATCTCGGCGCGGGCCGGGATGAAGTGGCGACCCATTTCTTCGCCCGTTTCAGCGTCGGTCAAAACCATCTGCTTCTTGCCGCACGAATACACAATGGCGTGACGGAAGAATACGGTGCCCTTGCGATCCCAGTCGCTGATGTAGGTTACTTCGTCGCCCTTGTTGAATGCCTTGGTCATGTTCATTCTCCGAGTTGTGGGGCCGAAGCCCCGTTGACCCACCCTCTTTGAACGAGATTTACTCCCATTGCAATGGGAAAAATGCATCAAGCATCATTTTTTTCGATCAGGGCTTCGAGCTCCCTGATGGCCCAGTTCAGGTCTTGGATCTCCACCCCCATGTCATGCAGGCCGTGCGCGTCTTTGGCTTGCAGGAAGACCCCTGCCATCTCCCAGCATATGCGTACCCGGTCTTGCAGGGCCGAGATCCGATCCTGCGCTGTCACTTCAGTCTGTCCAGAAACACGCGCAGATCGTAGGGGGTCTCTTCGTGCTTGCCCTGCGACGGCAGGAACCGCTTGAGATAGCTTGCGGGGATCTTGTTGCCACCCTTACCGCTCACGACGCTTCATCCCTTCATCAAGACCGACCATGTAGCCGATGAAGGCCCAGATCCCGCACACGGCGATGCCGATCAGATGTTCAGTCATCGAACACGATCCTTCCACCACGCTTGGCGAGTGCGGCGCGGAGGGCGTCAGCATCCGTTGGTGCATTATACCATCCAAGTTCTTCCATCGCCTCCACCAGCGGGTCAGGCTTTGGCGAAAGGATGGAGCCGTTCAAATGCTCCCCTGCCTCAATGGCGTCTGCTAAATACGCCCCAACATTCGCGGGGTTACACCCAGCAAACTGTTCATCATTCGCCCGCAGCCACGCGACAATCGCTGCGAGTTCTTTTTCAGCGCCATCATCGTAGCCTACGCAGTAGATGGCGGTCAGTTTTTCGTCCAAATCGGCCTGTGTGATCTCAGTCATTTCAAATGCTCCCCTGCCTTAATCCCGTCGATCATATCGAACACATCAATGTTGTCTGTGGCATCGCCCACCCATTGCTCATGCAGCCACGCGACAATCGCAGCACGTTCTTGCATGCGGTGACGGGCGAAGGTTTCAGCGGTGAACACATGACACCTGTCGCAGGTGCATAGGTCAACCTCATTCCACAGCTCTTCCGTTGCATCATAGTCAGCCTGTGTGATCTCCGTCATTTCGTTTCCCCCAAGGCTGCGATTGCATCACGCTGACGATTGCCACAGCCGCCATTAAGCCAATCCCGTGCAGCGTCTTCCGATTGCGCAGATATGGCAGCGTATTGCTTTGCGCCGTTGTAATAAGCCAAGTCCTGTAATGCTTCGCTTTTAGTCAGCAACTCACGTAGCCGCTCGTTCTCTGCGCTTAGGGCTTCGATGCGGTCGGCGGCATCTTTACATACCGGATGGTTAACTTTTGGCTTCGCAAGGTGCCATTCACCATCGCAACAAATGTGGCGTAGTTCTTCGACCAGCGCTTTGTCGTGGTCAGTCATCGCTATCTTCCTCTTCGCTATCGGTGAAGTCCTTGATGACTTCCGCCACGCGCTTCTGGGCAAACAAAAAGCCAGACAGCCAGCCAGTAGATTCACCATCGTTGTTCGCCAGTTCGCACATGGCCAACTCCACTGTGAGGGCACGAGACAGTTCTTCGATGGCATCGTGGTAGCCAGCCTCATAAGCGGCAGATGCTAATGGCTTGTCAGTCATTCCGTCTCTCCCAGTGCTGCGCGGGCAACTTCGCGACACGCCATCAACTCTCGTGCGAATGTTTCGTTTATCCCTTCGTCAATGCCGGGAAAGCCGCTGGTGTTGCCGTTTGCGATCTTCTGCAACGCCTCACGCAGCCGCTCAATCTCTGCCAATAGCGCTTCGATGCGGTCGGCGGCTTGCCGAATATCTACGTTCATCTGGCGGGAAGTGCGGTCTTTGCAGTAGATGGTCAAACCATCTTCTGGAGCCATGATCTTCAACCGCGCCACCAACGCACTGTCCTCATCAATCATTGCCTTGCGCCTTCTGTCCTGAGCATGGGATTTCAAAGTCAACCTCGCCGTATCTTGGGCATACGCATTTAACGCACCTTTCCGTTGTCATGTCGAAGTCATGTTCTTCAGTCATTGGAAACGCTCCTTGAGTTGGCGGATGTTATCCGCAGCCTCGTGATCTTCTGCCCATATGCTGCTCATCACTTCCTCCGCTGCCATATCCAAGATCATCGGCGCGGCTGCACGGATGGCTGCGCGGGCATCATCCCGATACAATTCTCTCAGCCACTCGCTACATTCCTTCCACGGAACTTCGTTGATATTTTCTTGGCCAGCTAGTGCCATTGCCACGGCTTCGATCAGGTCGTCAGTCACGGCCAAACCCCTCTTCCCAAAGTTCGATGGCGCGGACAGAAATGGTCACGCTATCAAGTTCTTCGTCATGCAATCGCCACGCCTCACGCGCACACAACAGCTTGCGATCCACGGGCGGCTGCTCGTATTTCTGGATCATGTCGCAAAGGGCCGTGAAACCGGGGTCATCCACATCGTGATAAAGGGAGCGCAGAGTTAGCTCATCCTCTCCATTCCACTGAAACCGCTTCGCAGCTTCGATCAGAACCCAATCTGGTGGTGTGTCAGTCATCGCCCTGCTCCTTCTGCTGACGCTTCAGCTTGTGATAGCGCCCCTCGGCGGCGGATGCCGTGATACCTAACTGCTCGCCTATGTCAGCGAACCGCAGTCCGTAGTTTTTCAGCTCCATAAGACGGCGCTCCATCTCAGGCGTCCAAACGACACGCCCCTTGTAAACATGGTTCATTTCCAAAACCTCAACGCCCACTGCACATATCTTTTATCGTGCCGTCCATGATGGTGTCAGGCACAGCGATGTCCCACTTCTTGTCGAGCGAATCGTCATACGTCACTGGCTTGCGGTCACGGCCATAGTACGTTGATTTCAGGTACATGAACGAATTGGAATCGCACTTAACTGCGATCAGTGACGTTGAGTACGTCCCGTCAGTGTTGTCCATGCGCATCCAGCCCCATGTGTAATCTTTGTTCTGCGCCCGGCTGTCGTCATCGACCCAGACCTTCGTGCCCCGGTCACTCTCTGCGACCATCCTCCAAGATGCGGCCGTTGCCGCAGAGGGGATTGTGAGCGCCACCAGCGCCAATGCAATGCGCACCATAACGTGTCTCCTTATTTGCTAAGTTTTGACCAAAGGCGGTCGAGGACAACCGAGTAGCTCTCCTGCTCGGCGTCCCATTCGTTTTCGATCTCATCCATCAGGTCGAAGAAGTCGCCCGTGGGATCTCCCGGCGCAAACCGCAGCACGTCGTTAGTCTTGTGATTGACGAACGTCGTGCCAGACGGCGTGCTGTCGATGGTGTAGTTTTCAAAGCGGATCATATGTTCCTCCTGTGGGCCACCGGCCCCGTTGACATGATCAATCTACAGATATTTATTCCCCTTGCAAGGGGTCTTTGTTATTTTTTATTTGGTTCCTAATCAGATCCCCGCCGTCCCACTGGCCTGAGCGGATGCCGCGCACGACAACCTCGCTGTAAGGGTGCCCCTCCGCCTCGCGCTGGGCGATGAGATCTTCGCGCGCCTTGATGATTGGGTCGCTCATTGGATTGTGTCCGTCTCACTTGGTCTTGTTACGATGATTGCCCACTTCCCATCGGTGAAGGGAATTGTCAGGTGCAGGTGGCCTTCAAAATAGCCCATCTCATCCCAGTCGTCTGCCTCAGCCTCCTCCAGCCGGGATATAAAATCGAAGATGATCTCACCCAGTTGCGTAGGCGTCATTGGCGTACCTCTCCTCGATATAGTCCGCCACGGTTTCAATGACTTGGCAATTAGCCTCTGTGGCCGCCAGATCGACACTGGGTCTGTCCATCGCCATGCAGACAGCTAGATGAGCCTCGTCACGCAGATCCTTGACGATCCTTGAGATTAAATCAGCTTGAATTTGCCCACGTCGATCATGACGACTGGTTCCACATCCTTTGGGTCGTTCCTGTCCCATCTTCCCCCCTTTGAAATCTCATGATCAACCGGGATACTGACATAGCCAATATCATCCTCCCAATGGACCAGCAGCGCAACATAAAATCCCATGCTGGCCCAATTAGACAGAGCGTCGTATTTGCCCTTACTAAGCATGTAGGTTGGATAGGCGGTGCGAGGGTTCTTCCTGCACTTTACCTCGACCACCGCCTTACCATCTCGCCCACGGCAGAGCATATAATCTGCCCGGGCCCCGACGGGCAGCTTCACGGGAAAGGTGTTGGTGTGCGTAGAAAACTCCTGCACGGCCATCCACTCCCGATCCAGATCCTCCTCGGTTTCGTACATCGGCCGCATGTTATCAGCGCCTGATAACTGCTTCGATGTCGTATGCGTACTTCACAGCCTCAATTTGCTGGTCGACCGTCATGGGGCCGAAGAGCTTCTTGGTGCTGATGATGGCCTGCGCGAGAGCCCGAGATCCTTCGATGATCTTTCTGCGCTCCCACTCGATAGCCTGATCGCGTATTTCCAGCTCTCTGGACGATAGAGCCATCCTTTTGAGCTTACTCATGCAACGCGCCTCCCTGTGCGCTCCTGAGCCCTCTGGCGCAGGCTTTCGACCCGTGTACCCCGACACCCTCCTGCCATGTCGTATTCACGGCACAGGCGGGTCAGCTCTTGATCCAGAGCCCGAAGCTCCGCCTTGAGCTTGTCGTGCTTTGCAAACGCCTTAGAGGCTCTCTTCAAAATCTCGTCCATCACCATCCTCATCAATCCAGACATAACCTGAAAGCATCGCCTCAACAGCGACTGAGATCGGTCCAGAGACCTCTATCTCGCCGCTCTCCATGCGACGCACAGTGCGATACCCATTTGCTTCCGAGAGGCGCAGCGCGGCCGCCATGTCACGCACGGTCAGGCCGAGCTGCTTTCGGGCAGCCTTGAACTCCTCTGGGCTCACTTTGTCACCTCAAGCAGCAGCCCGATGAACGAGGCCAGCGAAAGCCCAAATGACACAAAGAGGATGATCTGGAACGAGATCGGGAACTCTGCACCCGAGCTCTGGACCTCAACATATTCAGTGGGCTTTGAGAGGAACAAGGGGATGCTATGTGCGTCCTTCAGCGCGTCCTGAAGAATGACGTTGCGGATCTTGTTGGCGCGGTGGACGCCTATACGGTGGGTGACAGCCGCAATCTCTTCGGCCGTCATGTCGATCACGTCACCCGCCGTCCTGAAGCCAGCGGCCTTGAGATGCGGGACGCACTTCATACCCTTGAGAGCGTGTTCAATCGGCTTGTTTTTCCATTCGGTGCTCATGATAGTCTCCTGTTTAGCTAATGGTGAGGCCGTCTTCGATGATGCCATCGTAGATCGGTGGGAAGTATCGCCGCTCAATGACGGTGCCGTTTGCCCAGTTAAGGGCGTCTTCTGGGAAGTGCTCGTCTGCCCAGTCCTTTGCTGCGGTGTTTTGTGGCAGCAAAATCACGATTGACCCGTGGTCTAGAACAATGAAATCGGTCATCTCAGTTCCCCAATGAAATTACGTCGTATTGAATGGCGCGGCCATTGTGCAGCTTGCCGCGATCAGCAGCCTCCAGCTCCATCGCGAGGCAGACGGCGGACGACCAGCTCTCAGAGTGAGCAACGGTGGCAATCCACTCGGTGCGGCCGTTGATGTCTTGGGCTGTGTGCTTGATGATTTCGAACTTAATCATACTACCCTCCGAGGGTTGGGGGGCCGAAGCCCCCGGTTGTTAAGCGTTTGGCTGTCGCACCCGCTCAATGGTGTATTTGCCCGGACCAAAGGTCTTGTCAGCTTGGCGCTTGCAATCCTCAAAAGTCTTGCAGGGCGTGTCGGCGATAACAAACATCCCAATTGATGGGTCCGGAAGACTGGTGGCTTGCCAGTAATGCGTGCTCTTCATGGCTCAGGCCTCCTGACGCGCCAAACGCTTGGACACGATGTCGTAGATCTCGACCAAGGCGATACCGGCCTGATTAACCCACTCAGCAGGCGACCATGTGTTGGTGTACGGAACATACACGCTCACGGTCTCATAGATGTTGGCCTCAGGCTTGTAGTAGATGAAGTAGTGATACCCCTCGCCACGAACGATTTCGAGCGGGATGCCAGCCTTGTCGATTGCTGCCTGTGCTTGGCGGATCGTCGTCATGTCAGTCTCCTTGTTGTGGGCACCAATGCCCTCTGACAAACCCCCCTTAGGTGAATAAAATGCAGGGGTCAATATCTTTTTTTCATTTTAATGGGACGCGGGCGGACAAGGACGGTTGATAACGGACAATGTCCCAGTCGCTCTCGAAGTTCCAAGGCTTCCAGCGCCACTTGGCTGGGCTCTGGTTGCGGCGGACCTGACCGTTGCGAAACAGCAGGTCCACCAGCTCATGATCAGGCTGCCTTCCCCTATTGGCTGGCAAGATCCGCTTCCTTTTCAAAAATGCCGTTGACCATGCGCCCCTTGCGGTCCTTGATCTCTTCATAGGCCCCGGCGATGCAGTCCTCGATGAAGAAGTCTTTCTGGGCGGCCATGATCGTCAGGACGACGAAGCAGCCCCCAATAGCGTCCTGAAACTCATCGTCGTCACCATTGGCGATGGCGTCGGCCAGCTCGTTCACCTCTTCGCGAAGCTTAATCATCTGGGCGGCCGGGTTGCTGCCGTCGATCAGGTTCCGGTCAATCGCCCACTGGCGGATGAGGTCTGCGCGCTCCATCATGATCCCTTTCGATCTAGGTAATGCGTGACGACGCCGTTTGCGTCAGCCTTGCTTGAGATAAAATACGGGCGGCCGCTCTGACGCACCCAGCTCATGGCGTTCAGCTCCTCACAGTGAAGCTTGAGACGGTCGACGCCATAAGCGACCTTTTGCGTGTTATTCATCGGATTGTCCTTTCCACTTGGCCCGCAGGCCAACTTCTTGGAGGATCTTCGCAGCCTCCTCTGCTGTGCAATACTCGCGCTTGGGCTCGGGCAGCGCCGTGACCAGAGACACAGAGCTTTGCGGTGCCGCCATGCGGCGTCGCCACTCCATGTCGCCCTCCACCTCCTTCAGGATGATCGGCACGATCTTCGACGGGTGGTCTGCGGTCTCCCGAGCCTTCTTGCAGCCACGCTCAAGCAGGTCGCTGGGCAGGTGGCTCACGGTCATCCACGCGACGCGCAGCCAGTCAGAACGAGCCTCCTCGGTCATCCCAGTCGGGGCCGTCAAAACGAGACACGCGGTCAGCTGGTTCCGAAACTCCGTTTTCGAAGCCGGGGTCGTATTCGTCACCCGATCCATCATGCCCAAAGACTGAGATCGCAGCGCGGGCTGTGCTGCTGAGACCGTCTGAGTTACCAGCGAATTTTCTGTGCCCATTGAATGATCCTTTCTTCATTTCGTCCGTTTCGAAGACCGTCGTCCAGCCACGCTCAACAGCGTTCGCGACAATCGGTCCCGGAGGCCACCCCTCAGCCTCCCACTTCTCAAGCTTCTTCAGGATGGCCCGGTATGCGCCGGGTGTCATCTTCGCTCGCTTCTGCTGGCGAACCTTGAGCAGGCTATCCCAGTCAATCGGATCAACACCGTCAGGACAGGGGAAGCCCCCCTTGGGGGGATTTAGGGGGGTAATAACTTCTGTTTCTGTTTCTGTATCTGTATCTGTCTCTGGGGGCGTTACTGAAACGTTTCTGGAACGCTCCCTGTAACGTTTCACCCGTTCAGTAGAAACGTCAGATTTGTACTGCCTTGCGGCCCATCCATGCGGAGCGATGCGGCTACCGTTGGGGCCACCCTTCAGTATATCGATAAGGCCAGCGATCAGCAGGCGATCAAGCAGCGATTGGCAGGCGATTTCGTCAATGCGAAGCGCAAATGCGATGTCATCCTGAGACGGCAAAACACCATCGTTCTTCGCCGCGAGGCAAAGCAGGTTGACCCAATGCTTGAATGTTGAAGGATCGAGCTTTTGGACTTTGGGATCGTCCAGCGCCTCAGCGTAGAAGCGAAACCAGCGGCTCATGATGCACCCCCTTGCGCAGGGCACAATATGGCTGTAAAAATACTCATCAAACGTTGCCTCCCTATTAGGCGATGTCGGGTGAGGGCGTTAGCGCGTCCTCACCCCCTCCATATATTACAGAAACATCGACTTCAAGCGGTCATATTTGACCTTTGATGTCTTGCGCAGGCCGAGGTGATACTTGACCGTGGACACGTCCATTTTCATGATCTCCGCGATCTCAGTCGGGTAAAACCTCAGCTTGAAGTGCATGATCCCCATCAGGTCACGGCGAGCTTTCACGATGTGATCATCGCGCGCTTTTCCCATGACTTCATAAGGCCTTACACGATGAAGCTTGCAAACCCTGTCAAGGTGTTCGCCAAGCTCCCCGGGCAGCTGCGGATCTTGCGGAGCCTCAATTCTGATACTGAGAAACTCCTCGACCGTCAGGCGGCGCTTGGGGCGATATGATGTAATTCTAATCATCAGCTCTCCACGAAATTTATCTCTGGGAACAGGGCTTTGAAGATGGCCTTGCGCAGCGTGTAATCGGTTGTCTTGAAGCCCTTCACGTCCTCGACCGTGTCGCGAAGCAGGCCCTCCTTGTAGCGGAAGTCTGGCCTCATTCCGACGCGGCGGCCGTTGTCGTGCTTGATCTGGCGACCGTCGATCACAAACCAGAACTGCGGCTGCACCTCCAGATCCGAGATCTCCCCGGCTCGTTGAAGAAGGTGCAGCTCATTGCAGCGCTTGGCCTCCTTGATGCTGTCATGGGTGTGACCATGCAGGCACTCAGACTTCTTGGCCCCGTATTTATGCACCCGTCTTCTCATCGATCATGTCATCGAGACACATGCGAACCTTGATATAGTTCTCAAGCGTCGGCGATGCCTTTCCGTTCCGCCATAAACTAAGAACATTCTTCCCGATCTTGGCCCGGTCGGCAAGCTCCCAAGCCTTGATATTGTGCATGGCCGCGTCGGCATAAATCTTGCTGATCAGGCGCTTTACGTCTTCGTTCATAATTTCCTCCTTGTCACAGGGCCATGTAAACCCGTTTCAGGGGAATGCAACTTTTTTGTTGACTGTGGTGATGGGCTGATTATTTATGGCCTCCCAAGACAAATAAAACTGGAGACGTTATGAGTGTGTACAAGAAGCTGAATGATGCGCGCACCATGCTGCATTCACAGCCCCTCAAGAAGAGCGGGCGCAACACCTTCGCAGGTTACGATTATTTCGAACTGAGCGACTTCCTGATCCCGTCCCTGACCGCCTTCGAGGCTGTCGGCCTGTGCGCCGTGATTTCGTTCACAAGCGATATTGCGACGATGCGGATCGTTGATGTCGAAACCGGTGAGCACATCGAGATCACATCCCCCATGGGATCGGCTGCATTGAAGGGCTGCCATGAGGTCCAGAACATTGGCGCAGTGGAAACCTATCAGCGTCGATACCTCTGGACGACGGCGATGGAGATTGTGGAGCGTGACGCTCTGGAAGCCACCACCGGCCGCGATGCCCCAGCTCCCAAGAAGGTCATGGCAAGCGATGCGCAAATCGCTGAATTGATCACCATGATTGAAGTTACCAACACCGACGTCGCAACCCTCTGCCGCTTCTACAAGGTCGATGCTGTCAGCGGCCTGACCCAAGAACAGGCCGACCACGCGATTGCATCCATTAAGAAGAAGGTGTCGAAATGATTGAGCAGAACACGCCTGAGTGGCTCCAAGCCCGTTGCGGCTCTCTGGGAGCGTCCGCCGTCTCTGAAGCCCTGTCCCGGACCAAGTCGGGATGGGGTGCGGGCCGAGCCAATGTGAAGGCTCGCCTTGTGATCGAGCGCCTGACCAACACGCCGCAGGACAGCTATAAGAGTTCTGCCATGCAGTGGGGCCATGATCAGGAGGATGCGGCTGCGAATGCCTACTCCTTCCTGACCGGCAACGTGGTTGAGGTGTGCGGCATCTACAAGCACCCAACGATTGAGGGCACGCACGCCTCTCCTGACCGCCTTGTGGGCGAAGAGGGGCTCGTCGAGATCAAGTGCCCAAACAGCGCCACGCATCTGGACACGCTGTTGAGCAAGAAGATCCCGGGCAATTACGTCACGCAGATGCAGTGGCAGATGGCCGTCACCGGCCGGAAGTGGTGCGATTTCGTGTCGTTCGATCCTCGCTTCCCTGAGAGCAAGCAGGTGTTCATCCAGCGGGTCGAGCGGGATGACAAGGTCATCGCCAACCTTGAGAAGGAAGTTGCGGCTTTCCTCGAAGAGGTCGCGGCCGATCTGAAGGCGCTCGATGAAGATCAATCATAAGCGAATGAAGCCCAAGGTGGGGGCACCACCAACGGCGGAGGAGCGACAGTTCATGGGCTGGGTGGCGGAGTGTTCCTGCCTTGCCTGTGGACGCCGCCCTGTGACGATCCACCATGTGACCAGCGATGGTTTCAAGCGGATCTCTCGCAGCCACAAGCGCGTGGTCCCCCTGTGTGCCATGCACCACCTGATCCAGCACGGGCCGACGATCTCGGTTGAGGCGCTGGGCCATGCGGGGTTCAAAGACCGCTGGGGCGTGGATCTTCTGGCGGAGGCTGAAAGCCTCTGGGAGAAATGGAATGAAGAGCGTCATTCTGAAAACCAAGGCGCAGCGTGATTATGCCAAGCAGCTCATCGACGAGGCTCCCGACAATTACGTCGTGTCCTTCAAGGAGCGCACGCGCAGTCTCGATCAGAACGCCCTTATGTGGGCACTTCTGGAGGATATTGCGGATGCGAAGCCCGATGGGCGTGATCTGGACAAGGAAGTCTGGAAGGGTGTCTTCCTGTACGAGATCGGCATCAAGTCACGCTTCGAACCAAATCTGAGCGGGGATGGGATGGTTGTCCTGCCTCCCCGATCATCGAAACTCTCGGTCAGTCAGTTTAATGATCTTATTGAATGTATAATGGCATATGGGGCGCAGCATGATGTTAAATGGAGCGACTACTATGAGAGACCATAAGGGAAGGTTTGTGAATGGCTCTGGGCACCTCGTAACGCATGGACAGTCTAAAACAAAAATTTACAACGTCTGGAGGGCTATGAGATCAAGATGTGAAAACCCCAACACGGCGGCCTTTAAAAGGTATGGCGCGAGGGGGATTTCAGTTTGCGAAAGATGGAAGTCTTTTCAAAACTTTATTGACGACATGGGTGAATGCCCACCGAATATGACCCTTGAAAGGGTTGATAATGATGGCCCCTACTCCCCTGAAAATTGTGTCTGGGCAAGCAGGGCGCAACAGTCTCGAAACAATTCAAGAAACAGAATTTTGGAGATTGATGGAGTAAAAAAATCAATGACTGAATGGTCTGAGGAGAGCGGCATCAAGGCCGGTACCATCTGGCTCAGGCTTAATAAGGGCATCAATCCAAGAGATGCAGTTTTCAACCCTACTAGAAACCAAATGGAGAAGTAAAATGAGCGAACAAGTCAGCGCAGATGAACTCCGCCTCTTGATCGAGCGGATCGAGCGCCTTGAAGAGGAAAAGCAGGGCATCGCCGATGACGTGAAGGATACCTACAGCGAAGCCAAGGCGCGCGGGTACGACACCAAGATCATGCGCCAGATCGTCCGCCTGCGGAAGATGGAGGCACACGCACGTCAGGAAGCAGACATGCTTCTCGATACCTATCGGGCAGCACTGGGGATCTGAGCATGCAGTACATCACAATCAAGGGCAACGTCGGGAAGGACGGCGAGGTCCGTGCAGTGCGCGACCGGGACGTTCTCTCGTTCTCAGTCGGCGTGAAGCAGGGGTATGGCGACAATACCAGCACCAATTGGTATCGTGTACAGATCTGGGGCAAGCTCGCCCAGACGCTGCTGCCCCGGGCCACAAAGGGCACAGGCGTGGTCGTAATCGGCGAGCTGAAGATCGGCGAATACAATGGTAAACCAAGCTTTGACATTGATGCCAAAAACGTGGAATTTATTGGAGCTGCACGCGCGCCCCAAGAGGCTCCACGCGAGGCACCGAGGCCAGCGTACCAAGATGACCTGAACGACGAAGTCCCTTTTGATTGAGGCTGTCAGGCCATGACAGGGGAAACCCGTCTGGCAGCCTTTACCCCTGTTTAGATTTGATATAGTGTCAAGTCTAAACAGGAGGTCATATGGAAGAGATATGGAAGCCGGTTCCAAGTAAACCCGGCATTATGGTAAGTAGTTTTGGGCGTGTTTTGCTCCCAGAAAGGCAAGCTCAAATGCCTCATGGTGGGTGGCGCACTTACAAGCCTAAGCCGACGTTTGGCAATAAAACCAAGGCATCAAAAAATGCACGTCACTCATACATGGGATTATACAATAAGTTTTACGGGAACTTGAAGGTGCATCGCCTTGTTTGCGAAGCATTTCATGGCCCATCCCCCTCTGAGAAAGCTGTTGTCATACATCTTGATGAAGATGCTACCAACAACAAGGCAGAGAACCTCAAGTGGGGAACTCAAAAAGAAAATCTCAACATGCCGGGATTTATAGAGTATTGTAAATCAAGAACTGGGGATCAAAGCCCCACAGCCAAGGGGCGACTGAAAAAGGGAGGTTGATCATGGGGTGGTGGAATATCTTTGAAAACCCAAAGCGCATCAAAGAGCTGAACGCCGAGCTGAACCTGTGCACGGAAAACCGGAAGCGGGGGACGCATGAGATCCAGAAGCAGCAAATCCTGATTGCGACCTTGCGCAAGGAGAATGAAATGCTGCGCCGGGACATCCGCCACCTCATGGAAAATTCGCAACCCCGAGACCCCAAGACGGGTCGCATGATCCCGAAGGTGAAGAAATGAACACAGACGCTGATAACAAGCTTTTGGCCGATCTGAAGGCCTCATCGCTTGGCGCATCGTATGATTTGGTCATGGCAGCTCACGACCGCCTGAAAGAGGTTCTGGAGCAGAAGAACGACCTGTTCATGCAATTGATCGAGCAACTCGACCACATCGAAGATCTCGAAGAGCGGATCAAAAATAATTCATAGGGATGCATTTTATCCCTTTACATTGTGATCCTTTGGGCCCATATGGGGGTTATCAGGGCCGATGGCCCACAACGGAGACGCGAGATGACCACGTTTGCTAATGTCCGCCGTCAAATTAGTTATGACCCATGCGACCGCAGATGCCGAAAGGCTAGTAGTGAGCAGCTTGATTATCTCGCCCGGCTTATAGTTGAGTGCGAGGGGAAAGAGGGTTTCAGGTGGGACTATAGCCACCCAGAGGCATTCACCGCACACAGGGCTTCTGTTTTGATCGAAAGCCTTAAACGTAGTTTTCTCTAATCAATCAGGGGCTTCGGCCCCACCCTTTTGGAGGCGGACATGCAGATCACTATCGAAACAGCATATGACTTCACCCCGGTCGGCAAGCGTGTCGCCCGGTACGTCCAGACCCAGCGCGGCGTTCAGTTGCGCTGGTACGTCGGCGGCCGCCTCTTCGTGAAGGGTGCCAATCCGGCCCTGACACAGGAATGGCTCAACAACGCAGGCGCGGACAATCACTTGCCCCAGCCTTGGTCAGTTTTCGCATAAGGAGAATGCACATGGTTATCGCAGCAGAATACACCAACGGCACCAACCGTTACCCGCCAACCCTCTACATCAACCGCATCGACAATGGTCGTCGCAGCAACATCGCCGCGATCACCGTCAGCGGCAAGCGTGAGGCGCGCAAGGTCGCTGAAGAGTACAACGCAACCCCGTGGAACTTCTAATGGGGCTGTGGACGATCTGGGGCCGCAAGAAGAACGGCAACGTGCTCAAGTGCTTCACATGGCGCGGAGAGCCCTCACAGGGGCTCCAGCGAGCCTACAGGGAGGCAAGGGACTGGGATTATGATCTGGCCTATTGCTGGGCAGAGGAGGTGGTGGAATGAACCCCGAACTCTTGCAGCGCGCCGAAGGTCAGATTGTCCAGCTCCGACGTCGCGCAGATGATCTGTACGACGAGGAGAACTGGACCGATGGCGATCTGCTGGTCATGACCGCCGAGCTGATCGAGGATCTTATTCTACCAACCCGCCTTGAGCATACACAGGACGAATAGCTCCAAGCAGGCCCTCAGCGACCACCTCATCCGGGTCGAGCCCTGTGACGCGCGCCGTGCGCTCGATAGCCTCATTGACCGTCTGGATCATTGGCTGCGGCATGTAGTTTGGCGTTTTGGCAAGCTTGCCGCCCGCCCATGCAACATCTTGGAACTCAGCAGGCGCAACGCCATACTTTCTAGCAATATCGCCAAGGGCCTTCTCGTACACGCCATAGCTGCCTGTCGGCGGCATCATCATGGTCGGGTCGAAGAGCTTAGACATCTGCTCGTCGATGGTCGCGCGGTTGATGTCGCCAAGGAAGTTGGCGGAGAAGTTGAAGCGCTTGGGGTTCGCCGTCGTCAGACCGCGACCGCCCTCACCAAGGACTTTATCGTACATGGAGAGGTTGCCCGCAGCGTAACGGCCGCCAATCGGGAAGGGCAGATTGTACGTCTCAGGAAGCGGCTGCCCTGCCTCTTTCATGTAGTTTGCGTATTTTGCCATCAGCAGGTTGGCAGTGGGATCTGCGCCGCCTGTGGTGGCCGCCATCGCATCAGCAAAGCGAGCCTTGAACAGATCGCGGCCGAGCTCGTCGCCGTACTGCTGCCGGAAAGCATCCTCAAGCTGGCCCATGGCATACCATTGCGCCGCGCCCGGATACTCTTGCCCGCGCTGATACGCTTCTTCGAGACGCGCCAGCGCACCCGGCTCATTCGCCAGTGCAGCATATTTTTCGACTGTCTCCGCCTTCTTTGGCACCACGTCCACAAGCGTGTTGCCTTGCAGATTGTAAGGCGTCGGGTCAGCGTAGAAACGCTCTTCTGGGTTGAAGTAGGGCGTGTAATTACCAGCCTCGATGTCAGCCTGCGCGGCCTTGCGCGCCTTACCAACAGCCATCGCTTCAGCGGATTGGACCTTCTCAAGGAACTCTTTACCCGTCTTCGGGTCAACAGCCAGATTTGGCGGTGCCGTCTTTGGGTATCTTTTGCCAACAGCCTCCACATCATACTTGGCGGACGCCGCCGCACGCTTGTTCGCGCCAGACACCTTCTTAACGACAGCGGGTGCCTTCACCTCACGCTGCACTGCTTTGCGGACGGTCGCGGGGTCAGGATCAGCGCCAAGGGCATCCATGACACGATCAACGACAGGCTTGCCGTACTCTTTGATGAGATCAGATACGGTCTTCTTGAGACCTTCAGCTTTAGCCATAGCAACCCACCGTTGATTTCAGTTTGTTATGAAAAAGATATAATTTATTGCACTTCTCGAAAATGCGTTTAATTGGCTCAAACGCAATTTGCAGAAAAGAGACCATCAGATGAATACCATAGATCCGCCGGGCTTCAAAGCCTGCGCACCGGCCGATGACAGAAGCATCGACCCCATTGAGTGGGCCGTTGCCTTTGTCGAAGCGAATGAAACCGACCCCTACCGCATCGCGCTTTGGTTCAGAAACGCCATGCGCGCCGCCCATCAGGCAGCGCCTTCTAACATCGACGGGTTCGAGGAGACGCTGCCGCCTTCCGAATAACCGCGCTCACCGCGCTCGATCCGGCGCAGAAGCTCAACCGGGTCAAACGAAACAGCCGCTGCCTGTCCCGGCGTGGCTTCAAAGTCAGGCGTGCGATACCCGCTGTACCCGTACTCGCGGACCAAGCGCGCAAAGTCAGGAATGGCCGTCCGGCCTTGCGCTTCGTTGTACGCGCGAGCCAAGGCGACGATACCCTCTGGATCTTCGGCGATGTCATAGAGGCCAGAAATATTGGCCTCATAGGCGAACGGGTTGACCTCAGCGACCACAGCCTCGGGCCGCACCGTGCCCTCAGGGCCAAGGTAGAAGCTGGTCTGCTCCGAAGGGCTGCCACGCTGGCCGCGAAGGGCCCAGTCAACGCCACGGTGGCCGGTGCCGTAAAAGGCTGGGTCGGTCTGCGTAAGATCTTCCATGCGGCTCAAGTGAACCGCCCGCTCGGGCCCTGTGGGAGCACGCGGCACAATAACCGGGCGCATGTATTCAGGGATGCCACCGGCCGTTTCTGCGGGCAGATATTCCGGCGGGAGAAGCAGGGTCTTTTGAGGCGCGTATTCAAACATGCCGCCCAGTTCACGCAGGCGCGCATTCTCTTCAGCAAAAGCCGACGGATCGAATTTCTCGCCGCGCATCCGGGCCAGCGTCTTGGCCTCCTCGATGCCTGCGCGGATCTTGTTCATCTCGCCAATGATCGTCGCGTTGAGGGGCGAATAATTGACCAGACTGTTCTGGCCGCGCGTTTCGCTCAAGAGAGCCATCTGGGCCAGCGGGGACATCATTTGCGCGTGAGATGCATAGGCCAGCTCTTCGCCGCCCGGCCGGAAGGTCGATCCCATCGTGCCGTGCCCATACAAATCATGCACCGCGCGGAACATCTCATTGAGGTTTAGGCCCGTATCAGGGTCGACCTCACTAAGGAACTCATGGGGTTCTCCACCGCGAAAGACGTTCAGGTTGCCCTCGCCAAGAACATCGCGCAGCATTGCGCTTGGCGTTGGATATTCCCCCGCGCCGTAATGATAGGCTGTGCGCACCGGCATTGACGCAAACTGCTGCTGCGTTTCCTTGCCAAGCTGCCGATAGGCGGCCTCAAGGAGCTGGTCATAGTTCTGGGCCCGTGCGCCTTCGACAACTTCCGGCATCTGCGCGCCATAAGCCTCGAACAGCGTCTGCTTGTATTCGGGGGAACCTTCGACACCAGCCTGAAAGACCCGAGCAATCCCGCTCTGCTTTTGGAGAGACGTGCCCGGCGCAGGAATATTTGGGTCATAGCGACGGCCGAGAGCTGCCTGCGTATATTCGTCAGCGGCCCGCGCAGCAGGGTTTGTCTCTGGGTTCTTTAAGATCTTGCGGATCTCGTTGATGCTCTTGGCTTCTTTGACCTCTGGGACGATCTGGGGCTTCACACCCTTGCGCTCAACGCGGAGGAAGTCCTTGTCTTCCTTGCGGGCGTATTTTGCCTTGGGGACGGCAAAAGAGGGCGGGGCCGCCTGCTTCGCGGCACGGCGCACCTGCTGCGGCGTAGCATCTGCGCCCAGCTCGTCCATGATGCGATTTACAAGAGGCCGACCGAACTCATTGTAGAGATCGGTGAAAGCTTTCTTGAGGCCCTCACCCTTTGCCATCAGCGCGCCTTTCGTTGACGATACTTTTTAACGCCGAAGCCCACACCCTCAGTGCCTCCGCGCACACCAAGAGACATGAGAGCGTTCCACAAAGCATCTTCCTCAACCTGCTTGGGCACATCGCCCATCGTTTCAGCCTGCCCAGCACTATACGCAGCGCCAGTGAGAAGCTCGTCCCCCAAGCCAACCGCCATGCGACCTCTGCGGTTGCTCTGCATGGCCGCCAAAGCCTTCGGGCCATAACGCGCCAGCAGACGCTCAAGAGGCGCATCAAGCGTCCGCGCCACGCGCCCCACTGTCGAAGCAGTCGCACCCTGACCGCCCGGCACAAAGGCACCAACGACGCCCGGGACCAGAGAGCCCCCGATCTCGGCAACAGTGGACGCTACAGGGTTCTTTTCAGCCCAACCCTTGCGTTGACGCTCCAGCTCGGCCTTGATCCGCTGATACTGTTTCATGTCACCAGAGGCGGCCGCACGGATTGCAGCCTCCAGCTCGTCGGAAGTGCCGAACGTCAGGCCTTGACCAAACTGCCGAACAGCATTCGCGCTCATTACTGCGGCTCCCCTGTGTCAGTGATCGATCCACCGCCAAGGCCGCCCTTGCTGGCGATATAATCCTTGAACGCCTGCTGATCCTCGGGTGACATCTTTTCGAAGTCAGCCCAGAATTGGCGCATGGCTGCGTCAGGATCTTGGCCGGGAGCCTGCATAACGGTCGGCATGGTAGAGAGCCCATCGAGCGCAATCCCGCTATCATCTTCAAGCGAAGGCATCTTGAACTCGACCGGAGGCAATTCCGGCTGCTCTTCCTCTGGTGAGGGCGCGGAGATGCGAGCGGCACCCGTCGCGGTCTTGGACGCCTTGCGCTCAAATGCCTCACTGGCGGCCTTCTGAACCGGGGCGGCCTGCTCAATCGCGGTCAGAACCTCATCGATCTCGTCAGGTGAACCGGCACGCAGCATTTTGGCGAGCTGATTAAAAGTCGCCTTCGAGACGTTGGCATTGCGCATGTCCGACAAGGCGCGCAGCGTGCGCATGGCGATTGTCATCTTCGGGCTTGTCAGGAGATCGACGGCATTGGCGACGTTGCCCATGCCAATCTCTTCCTCAAGCGCCTGCTTCTCTGCCGCGCGGCCGAAAGTCTGGCTGCCCTTAGTAACCCGGCTGATGCTGTCGAACAGCTCGCTCTCGCGCTTCAGCGCGGCCTCAAACACCTTGAACTCGGCAGGGTCCATCAGCGCCCGCAGCGAGTTGCGGGTGTTGTCGTTTTCAACGATGCCCTTCGCCCAGTTCTTGCGGTTGGCTGTGTTCTCAAAGCCCTGCATGATGTGCTGGATGTACCCAGTCTTGAAGGCCTGAAGCTCACCCGGCGAGAAGTCTTTGGCGAACTTGTTGACTTCCTGCCAACGCATTTTGCCAGCCTCACGGCCGAGGCGGAGAGCGTCGCGAACCTCGATGTCGCCCTTATACTGCTGGCGTGCGGCCTTGTATTCATCCGGGCCGATCTGGTCGAGGCGCTTCACGAAAGCATCTCGGACCTGCTTCAGGGCAGTGGCGTTGCCGCCTTGGCCGCTGGCATAAAGCTCGTTTACCCGGCGATCCAAGGACTGCTTGATCTGATCAAGCGTGCGCATGTCAGGGACTTCGCGTCCAGTCGCCTTCAGGCCAACCAGCGCGCCCTCCTCGTTCAGGACGGGCTCAAAGATCTCACGCAGCTTGTATTGCGACGGATCTTCTCCACGCAGCAGGGCGGCGGACTGCTCACGGCGCGTGTTTTCGAGCGCGCTTTGATACGCGCCGCGAATGTCCGGATCGTTCAGGATGTTCATGATGCGGGGGTCTTTGACCTCAACATCTTTCCAGCCAGAACCATAATTCGCTTCTGCATTGTCGCGCAGCGTCTTGAGGATTTGATCTTCAGACGAGAAATAATCAGGCGTGGGGATCGCCGTGCGGATCTTGCCCGTCACGCGCTCCTTGGCGTTTGCCTGCTGGCTCACCAGACGACGCAGCAGCTCAGTCCGCTCCTCGGTCGGGATATTGACCATCGTCTCTGTCAGGCGTTCCATCTCAGGCGTGGCAGTGCCCAAAACAGAGGGGATGCCGTACTGGCGCTCAAGCTCCAGAAGCTGGCGGAACTCGTCAGGCGAAAGCTCACTGCGCGACATACGCTCTGCAAGGATGCGGGCTGCATTCTGCGCCGCCTCAGCCTCGTCCATCTCAGCCCCGCGCGCCCTCATGACATCGCGCGCAAAGCCAGCACCCTTACCGAGACCATAGAAGCCAGCGCCAAACGTGCCACCAAAGGCAGCGTTCAACGCGGCATTGCTCAGACGGCTGCCTGCGTCCTCACCGGAGCCAAGGCCAGATATAGCACCCTGAGCCGAACCCCGGGCCACTGTGCGCGCCAATGGAGAGGCAAGCTTGCTGATGCCGGTGACAGTCTCAAGGCCACGGCCAAGGACATTAACACCGGGCACGAATGCCGAACCAATACCGCCAGCGACGTTCAGACCCAACGCTGTCTTGGGATAGGCCTCAGAAAACTTTGCGCGGTTCTGGCGGATGCTGCGCAGGGCATCTTCATACGTCTCACCGCTCGCGGCTGCACGCACGGCGGCCTCCGCCTCATCGGCGAACTCAAACATAGCGCCACCGGCAAGCTCGCGCGCACCCCCCGCAAGCGTCTCACCAACGCTCAGTTCAGGCGGTTCTTTTTCGAAAACCGGCGGCTTGTTGACATCCATGTTGCCACCCGGCGCACGAAACGTGGACAACATCTTGTCCAGATCTTCGTCGCTCAGTTGTGACAAGTCGGCCGGTGGTGCCGTCTGCGTCAGCAGCGCGTCCAGCTCTTCGTCGGAAAGCTCCGACAAAGGCTTGCTCCAAGCACCCATAGCATCTGCCATTACTTGCCTCCGCGACGGGCCTTTTCCGCCATAAGCTGGTCATAGGAATACGGGATGACACCCATGCGTGCCTGCTGCCGGGCGACTTTAAGCCCCTGAGAGACCTTGTTAGCATAGGTCTGCGCAGCCTGCCGGAAACGATCTTCGGAAGTGCTTGTCTTCATGACCTGAAGCGCCTTCATAGCGCCCTCAGCTTCTTTCTCAGACATGGCACCCAGACCCTTCAGGGCCTCAATCGCTTGCGGGAAAGCTTCGCCCCGAGCCTGTTCCAAAAGGTTCGAAAAGTCAGCAGCCTCTGTAAATGGCACTTCTGTAAAACCGAGGCCGCCCTTGAAGGGGTTGGGCATGCCGACCGTCGCGCTGAAGCCCGGATGGCTCATAAGCTGGCCGAGCGTCGCCAATGCGTTTTTGGACGTGCTTTCAACCTTTGGAAGGCTGAACTCTGCCTTTGCCGCCTGCTGACCAATGATGTTGCCACGGGCGACTTGCCGCTGCGTATCAGCCTTTTCCATAGCAGACTGAGGCTTCTGCGGCGGATTGGCGAGAGACCGCTGATAGTTCAGGCGCGCGTTCTCAATGTCCAAATACTTCTTCTGAAGATCAGCGAGATTAGCCTGCTCGGGCACGGTCGGTTGGCTGGCGCTTGCTGCGGGGCCGCGAAATTTTGGCAAGGGCTTAGGTGTGGTAGCCATTGTTATCCTCCGTAAATTTCAGAAGCGCCGTAGCCATAAAGACCGTCAAATGTCCTCCGAGCCTCCGCCTTCAGGTCTTCAGAAACTTCAGGGTCGCTCAAATATGCCTGCAACTCATCAACGTCCTCGGGGACCGGCTGCTTGATAACACTTCCGTACTTGCTGTGACGGAGGCGCATATCAGGGCCAACGCGAGCGGATGGCGCTGTGCCCGTCTTTTTGCCTGCCGCCGCACGGGCGCGCATCAGGGCCAGCTCATTCTTCAGGACATCACCCTGTGCCTCGACCTCACCCGTCTGGTACTGCTGCTGAAGCTTCATCAAAGCCTCTGCGCGCTCCTGACCGGCTGTGCGCTGCGCCTTGGCAATGTTCGAGAAAACCGGCGAGAGATTGGCAAGCGTACCCTTGAAGCCGGGCATGCTGGTCGGGCTCAGAAACGCCTGAGACATGGCAAAAAGCTGCTCAGAGAGGCTCGGGCCGCGATAGTTCTGCTCGATGTATACCTTAGCGTCTTCAAACTGCTTGCGACGCATTTCTTGGGCCTGCTTGATGAAAGCAGCGTTGCGGGTCTCCCAATTGGCGTACTCGTCCGCCTTCGGGCCAACGGCGAGGTTTTTACCCTCATCAGCAGTGTCATCTGCTGCATCTTCAGTCGCGACGGCCAGATCGTTCTCGTCTTCCATATCTTCACCCCCGCCCATCCCGTCGGCTTTAATGGCCTTAAATTCGACCGGATCAGGTTCTATCTCAATACCGTGCTGGCGCAAATATGCATTCGCAGCGTCAAGGCCACGGCTGCGCACTAATTCATCAAAGTTTGTTTGCGTGATGAAATTACGGTCCACGTTTCAGAGCCTCGTCAAGAATGCCACCAAGCCCAGTAAGAGCACCCAGAACCGTCGCAGCGGTGCCCGGGGCCCCCTTATAGTCAACGCCGCTCGGAACAATACCCTCTTCAATCGTCGCGGCAGGCGCGGCCGCTGCAACACCCTTAAAGGTCGCGAGAGCCTTATCGATCTGCTCTTGCGGATAACCCTGCTGACGGAGGAAGTCGGCGTAGGCAACGTCAAGGTTCTTCTGGTTCAAGGCCTGCTGCTGCGCGCCAACGCCCGTGACAGCTTCAGCGCCCTTGAGACCCAGAGCCTGCTCAGATGCTGCAAGGCCACCAAGCTGTTCAGCGGCCGAAAGTGTGCGGTTCAGGTCAGTTCCAGCAAGGGTGCCTGCCGTGGTTGCCAGAGTGCCCATGCGGGACAGATCAGCCGCAGAAAGACCCGCAGCCTCAGAGTAACCAGCCCGCAGCGCCTCAGCCTGCTTGCCGAGGATGTCGCTGCTGGTGTCGCGGATGGCACGAGCCGTGTCCGTCATCATGCCGCTGGGCGTCAATGCACCACCTCGACCCCCGAGACCAAGCTGACCCGCTTGAATGTAGCGGCCCTCAATGCCGGGCATGATGTTTTCAAGAAGGTTTCGCGAGCCAAGTTCGGCGATCCGGTTCACAACCTGCTCGGTGTACGGGTTCATGTACTGGCCGATATTGGCGACCGTGCTCTGACCCGCTTGCGTCATGTAGGGCTGGGCGGCAGACATTGCGCCCGGTGCGTTGATTACACCCTTTGTCGCCTCAGAGGCTGCCGTGAGACCGGGCTGATACGCGGTCGCAGCAGTGCCCGTCATCCCAAAGCCCCGCGTCTGTTCCGGCGTAAAGCCAGCAACGCGCGGCATTGGAGCAGGCTCATACGGGCGGTTCATCAACGCGCCCTGATTTGACAAAAGGTCCATGGCGTAATTGGAGTACCAATCCGGAAGAACCGTCTGTGTCGTCATCGACTTGACGGCGGACCCGGCTGGGATCTGGCCGTTGTTCATGAAGTCACTGAGCGCCATTAGATACGTCCTCCTGCCAGATACCGTTCCGGCTTCTTTGCATTCACGCTAAACTCGCCCTTGGCAAGCTTTTGACCCTTGTGCTTGCGCACGTTAACACGAAATTCGTCCAACACCTGAGCGCCCGCCTTCGGAGATCCGTTGCCAAGCAGGGCGACAGTTTCTGCATCCATGACGTATTCGCCGTCGGACAGCATCGCCGGGATCTCGTCACTGCGTCCGTCGCCGGGGCCTTGCACGGCGAAGGACCGGTCAGGCCCATCGCCGTGCGCCTCACCCCCGTGAGCGTAGCCACGCTGGGGGACGTAGCTGAAGAAACTCGCCTCGGGGCCGAAGCCATATTTTGTCCAGTCGCGGGGTTCACCGTTGACGGTGCCGATCTCTGCTGCCGGACGAACAGCAAAATTGGACGACGCCCCCGGCATAGTCGGTGCAGGGAGCTTTGCAGAGAACCTCGGATTGAGGGCTGTGCCAGCGCCAGTGTATGTTGCGCCGGAACCACCACCACCGCCAAGCAACCCACCAATCGTGGAAACCCCAAGGCTGGCAAGCTTCAGATAGTCGCTTGGACGCAGGGCGCTCGTAACCTTATCAAGGAAGCCCGGCTCTTTGACGGTATCGATAGGACCGACTTCAGACGTTGGAGGGGGCGCTTCGGGAGTGATCGGGGGAACCGTGTTCGCAAGGCTCTGCAAAAGCTCAGGGAGTTGAGTGACGGGCGTTAGCGGGCCAATAGTTCCGAGGCTGAGAGGCTTCTGCGCGGTGACAACAATCTCCTCAGGGGTTGCACCAGCCGCAGTTTCAGATCCGGTGGCGGACGGCGCTGTAGACCCAGCACCTGCGCTACCTGCTGAGGAGAGCGCTCCAGCGGCGGTTCCTGTGCCAATAGCAAGAGGTGCAATCGCCTCAAGTCCGGTGGCAGCAGCAGCAGGGGCGGTTACAAGGATTGTGCCAGCCTCGGGCACTACGGGCAGCAGAGAGGACGCAGCAGCGGCTGGGGCAAGTGCGGCAGTGCCAAGACCGGCACCTGCCAGTGCAGTATTTGCGCCCGCCTGAATTGCGGCAAGGTTCGCAGGAAGAGACGCAAGGCCCTGACTTGCCAGCGATGTTCCCGCGCCCAATCCAGCACTACCCCCGCTCCCGCCAAGGCCAGCACCAGCCGCACCAGCGCCGCCTCCACCCTGCGCGCCAAGCAAGGCGTTACCACCAAAGTACGCCCCAGCCGTTGCCGCAATCGGCGTAAGCATCGGGATCAGCATGTCTTTGATGAAGCTGTTCGGTCGATCACCCGCAATCGGAATGCCGTACTGGTCGCCAACCTTCACCGCTTCGCCAAATCCAGACGGCAGCATAGTGTGCATATCCAGCGTTGCACCAGTCGGTGCTCCACCCATGTCAAGCAATCGCCAGTCCGCCTTGCCGCCTTGCGGGACAAGTTCATTGTTGATTATGCTCAGGATGTTCTGAATTTCTTCTGCACTGCTGCCAGCGGCAAGTTGCTGCCCAGTCCGGTTATCAATAAGGACATATTGCTTGCCGGGATAAAGCCCAACCTCACCATTTTGACCAAAACTTACGGCATTCCCATAAGTGAGAAAGTTTGGCGTCATATACTCAGTCGGTAGTAGGTTTCGGCTGGCAAGAACCTGCTCGCGCTGAGACGGATCGCGGCCACGGGCGTCCAAAATAGCCTGCAATTCTTCTTGAGTTAGAGCGGCCATCAGTTGTCCTTCTCAAGCATTGGATAAACCCGCATCGCCCATTCCCGCCAATCATCAAATTGATATGGATCAGGGAGGACGCGCTGCGTAAATGGAGACGCGCGTACAAATCCTACCGCCCAGCCTTGCCACTCAGTCTCGTCGATAAGCTTACCGAAAGCCCAAGCGTCACTTACGTTCAATATAACAGCATCCGCCCATTCGAGCAATGTCATACCAATAGGGTTGACGGACATCAGCCGATCACCGTGCCGTCACCCGGCTGGAGGTGAGCGAGCACAAGGCCCATCTGGTAATCCCCGCCAATGGTGTTGCTCTGGAAACGGAAGCGAAGCTCGCGCCTTTGCTCCTTAAAGTACACGACCTGCTCCTGCGGCGTCTGCGGACTTTCGTGGATTGTCTTGAGCTCCCCATTGACCTCGGGAGCCCTTGCATTCGCCCGGCCCATGGCCTGCACAGTCATGTCACCAGACTGCACAAAGTCAGGCTCCATCATCAGCACCTGAAGCGCCTTGCTCGTCTGAGACTGCACAGGAAGCGACAAATCGGCCGTTTCAAAGAAGCTCAGGATCGGGTTCGTGCTCGTGCCATCGATCTCGTCTGTACCGATCTCGTGGACCCAGAACTTATACGGCTGGACAAAGGTGAGGTTGAACGTGGCAGACGTACCCGTTCCCCCAGTTACAGCAACCGGGTTGGTCGGCTTCGTCGTATAATTGCCCGCGTTCGTGATCGTGATGCCGGTGATGCCGCCACTGCCGTTCACCGTTGAGACTGTCAGCTCGACCGGGATCGAGCCAATGCCACCAGTCACGAGGAGGGTGTCACCGGCCGTGTAACCAGATCCGGCAGCATTGATCGCGGCAGCACTTGCCTGATAGTTCTGCTCTTCAACGCCAGACATCAGCGGCTTGCGGAACACCGCCGGAGAGACGCCCGCGCCACGGCCGCCATTGGGGAGCGGGGTGTCGTACCAAGTGTTCTCGCGCACGTTGTAGATGATGGCGTGGTTTGGCTCCTCGCTCGTCCCGAACGGGAAGCACCACCAGATTTCACCAAAGCGCGGAACCTTGATCGCGAAAACCTTCTGCCGCATGGCATAGTTCAGGTTGTCGAAGAAGAAGTTGAGATTGAGAGGGTTCGGCACTTCGCGCACGACGCCGTTGAACATCAGAAAGCGGTCGCTGCCGATCCAGTAGAAGACGCCATCATACTCGATGACCGACTGGGCGGACAGGATCGAGGATTGCGTGCTGATCGTGTCAAACTGGAAGATGGCCGTGCTGCCGACATAGGTCATGCGGACTAAGCTGTCAGCCGACCAGAAGAGACCCGAGGGGCTGTTTCCGGGACCACCACGCAGAGGCATGCCGCGCACGATCTTCTGGCCTGTCACATAGGCAAACCCAGCCCCTGAGCCTGTAAAGTCATCAGGAGAGTTGGGAACCGACCACGCAACGTACCCGTCGTTCCCAAAGGCCACCGTGTAGGGCGGTAAGGAAACCACCCCACCAGTGACGCTGAAATTAGCAGGCACCGTTGTGACTTGTGTCAGGGCCGACGTGCCCAGAAGATCCCCGACAAACAGGGCACCGCCATCGCTGTTGCAAATGCAGTTCAGGTTCGGTGCGACCTGAGCCACGATCTGGCTGCCATTGGTCGTGTCATAGGCGACATCAAACTGCCAGAGGTTGGCATCGCTTGCCGTGAAACCACTTGAGGGTGTCCGGTTGGTGATGACGCTCGTGTTGTAGCTGCCGTCAATATAGAACCGCTCGACATAGTTCCCAGATCCGGCATGGATGTAGGTGAGCTGGTCCTGCGTGTATTCGTGAAGCGTGCGGGGCAGGCCGATCAAAAACTTGTTGATCGAGCGATAGCCAGCGATCTTACGCGGCAGCCCGCGCTGAAACCTGACCCATTGGCCGTCAACGTAATTGTCGCCTTCAAACTTTGTGCCATCGCGCTTGATGCCGGGCTTGGAGACGATCTGGACGATGTTCTCAGGCATAACTTAAGTCGTCTCCGTGAGGGTCGCTTCAACGGTGCAATTCGGTCCATAAATAACCTGAGAATTGGCATCCGTTATGCGGCAGCGATACACGCCAGTTGCGGTAACGGTCTGACCAACAGCAACAGTAATGTTTCTCGAAAACGTCGTGCTTGAGGACGTGCTGGTATTCGGCGTGAACGTGTCACCGCTGACATATTGCCAAAGATACGAATACGGCGCTGTCCCTCCAACGACAGTCCCAGCAGAAGCTGAAGACGTGGTCACGGTGGAGGTGCCAGCACCAAGTCGCGTTGCACTTCCGGTAACAAGCGTAGATCCGCCACTGACTGAGAATTTGCTGGTCCCGTAAAAGTTTCTAAGGCTGATTGCGCCAGAGGAAGGAACGGCCCCGTAGGTTCCCGTTGTCCCGGCTGGAACATTTGCACCGCCAGCATAGTATTCATTCAAGCCAATGGGGTTCGACCCGCCAAACTCTGTTTGGACGGTAGAAAGGGAAATAGCTCCACTGGCCGGGATCGCCATTACTCAGCATCCTTTCCAACCTGAGCACGCAGCATTTCAACCTCAGCGCGCAGCTCGTTGATCGCGCGGAAGGCAACAGCCACCAGCTTTTCATAGTCAACAGCCAGCGAGCCGTCTTGGCGCTCGCGAACAGCCAACGGGAATGCCTGCTGGACATCCTGAGCGATGACGCCAAAGTCGCTCTTGCGGACAAAATACCCGTCCTCGCCGCCATGCTCTGCGATATAGGCATCCGTCCAGTCAAAGGTCTTTCCACCGACCTGCTGCACGACACCGAGGGCATCTTGAATGTCAGCGATGTTTTCCTTGAAGCGGATATCAGACGAGTAATACGCCGTGATATTGTTCGTCGCGCGGATTTCGCCAGCGGTGCCAGACCCTGCTGTACCAACACCAAGGCTGTTCACCTGATAGTTGTTGCCGGTATTCAAGGCGTTCGCGGTCGTCGCAGTGGTTGCAGTGGTTGCCGATGTTGCGCTGGTCGCAGTGGCGGCATTCCCGCTAATACCGATGCCCCAAGTACCGGTTGCACCTGAGCCACTTGTTGAGGGCACGTCCAAGGCAAGACGTGCACCAGACGAAGTTGCAGCGCCCGTGCCACCGTTGGCGATAGCAAGCGTGCCACCAAGCGTGATTGTGCCAGCCCCGGTGATAGGTCCACCGGACGTCGTGAGGCCTGTTGTGCCGCCGCTGACTGCAACGGACGTAACCGTACCACCACCAGACGTTGAGGCGATTGTGATCGATCCACTGCCATTGGTGATGCTGATGCCGGAGCCAGCCGTCAGCGTCGCCTTGGTGAGCGTATTGCCGGTGCTGTTACCGATCAGCAACTGACCATCGGTATAGGACGTCTGCCCTGTGCCGCCGTTGGCGACCGGAAGCGCGGTGCCGGAAAGGGATACAGCAAGCGTTCCGGACGTGGTGATGGGGCTGCCCGTCACAGAGAGGAACGACGGTACAGTCATGCCCACACTGGTTACAGATCCCGAGCCAGTGCCAACGGCGACCCCGTTGATGAACAGGCCCGTCGCATTCAGAGTTCCATTGCCCTGCGCGCCGCCAGATGGTGCGCCGATCTGAATGCCAGCCGTGTTCGTCAGGCTTGTAATGTCAGCGTTCGTGCCAGAGGCCGCCGCGCCAAGGTTCGTGCGAGCGCCGGATGCGTTCGCGCTCCCAGTGCCACCCTGAGCCACAGAGAGAGGCGTGGTGAGGCCAGTGAGCGACGTGATGTCACTATTCGCCCCAGAGGCAGCAGCGGTAATCGCAGAGCGTGCAGCGGCCGTCGTGGCAGCCGTAAAGACCGAAGTGCCGATCCCAGTGCCGCCGAGGTTGGTCAAAGCAGAGGGCGCGTTGTTGGCCCCCGTGCCGCCCTGCGCAATCGAAACGATCCCCGCAAACGCAGCGGCCGTCGTCGCCTGCACAATGTCGGTGCCGTCCGAGTAATAGATACCCGTCGTGCCCTGCGGGATCGAGACCGGAGATGCACTCCCAGCGACGCGAATAGAGAGCGTATACGCGCCCGTCGTGCCATTGTTGATCCAGTATTGCTGGACCGTGGCGGGCACCACAACGGTGACGTTTCCACTCAGCGAGCCGGTAAACTTGTACGCAATGCGATTAAGCTCGGAGCCGGACAGCGTGTAGGTGCCGGTCGTCACCGCGATAGACGTATAGTCGAAGGCAAAGACAGCCTGCTGGCCCAAGCCAATCGTATACCACTCGATACCGTCCGTGACGACGCTCGCGCTATCGCCCGGCTGCAAGGTCAGGGTGCTGGCGTTGTTGATCTGCTCAGAGCCCGATGGGTCAATGACAAGGTCGCCAGAGCCTGCGTTGCACAGATTGATGAACCAGCCATTCGTCGCGGAGACAGCGGTCGGCAGGACCACAGTGCCGAGGCCACCCGTCCAGACAAACGTCTTCGCGCGGTCGGCTGTCGTCACGCTCGTCGGCGTAGAAGAGAAGTCGACAACCGGCGAGGTCTGGGCAAGCGTCGAGCCAAGAGCGACGATGCCGGGGCCAGCCAGCGTGGAGGCCTGAGCCTGCGCCGTGGAGGCACCATAGCGGAAGGTGCGCCAAGTACCCGCGACCGTCGAGTTGTTGGTCAGATAGATCTGCCACTGCTCACCGGCACCCATGCTCAAGATGGCGTTGCCGCCCGCCGTGTTGACGGTGACGATGTTCGGGCCGAGGTTGTTGAACAGGATCGTCTGGCCGACACCGACCTTCGTCGCGTCCGGCATGGTGATCGTGTAGATGCCCGTCGGCGTCACGTCGATGATGCGAGCCACGACGTTATTGCCGGTGGTCGCCTCAAGCGGCCACTCCAGCGTGGTGTTGCCGGACAGGGTCAGCGCAAGGTAGGAAACATCAGAGGGGTAAATGACGTTGCCGCCAAAGACCTGAGTAAACGACGTGGACATTATTATGCCTCCTTGCGCACAGCGGAGCGGTCGAGGATCTTGGCAAGGTCTTCGCCGTTGAGCATCGCCGCCGAGCGGTCATACATAGTTTGCCAAACAGGAATGCGGTCGTCGTTCTTCAGGAACGGCGTCGCCTCAAGAAGCGAACCGTACAGCAGAAGCTGCGGCGCATATTCGGTGATCCAGTTGCTCTGCACCGCGTCATCAAGGAGCGGCGGCAGCTCGTAATACAGGATCTCAAAAGGATAATCAGCGTTCGGTGTCGGCGCGATCAGCCAGTGATTATAGTCGTAATCGCTGTAGAAGACCGGCTCATCCGTATCGAGAGCATTGGGCCAATAGGTCCGCAGATACTCATAGTCGCGGGTGAACAGGAACTTGCGCTGGTTGTTCGTCGCGCCAACACCGATGTTGATCGAAATTGTGTCGCGCCAGCGGTCGGGCTTCGGGAGCACTGAGCTGCCTGCATCGAGCGTGCCAGTCACCACATTGATGAAGCCTTGGATCTTCAGCTCGCGGGCGATCCGACGCTCCGCCAAATTGATCAGGCGGGGGATCTGCTCATAAACAACCGCGTCCGACGCAAGTGTGGCCCCGCGCTCAAGATAGCGCCTGACATCTTCCTTTAGAGATGTGAACGTCATGGTTGTGGACATGGCTTATCCTATATCACTGCCCGCAAGATTGTAACAGCCCCGCCGAAGCGGGGCTGAGTACTTAGCGACTGATTGCGCTGCGCATACCGTACAGACCCAATGCCGCCAGAAGCGTCAGCACATAGTCTGGGACGGTATAGCCAAGAACCTGAGCACCGGCCACGGCCGCAGTGATTGCAGCAGCCAGATAGGTCTTCTTACCTTCGAGGATTTTCATAACGATACTCCTTATGCTTCGTTGGTGGACACCTTGCCACCTACCATACGCACTGGTTTCCCATACACCGGGACGTCCTTGGGCCAGCGGCTTGCAACCAGCCGCGTCTTGCCCAGTTTCATGACATTGACGGCATTACCTTGATTGCCGCCAAGGACGTAATAAAAACCCGCATCTTCACCGACATAGAAGCCGACGTGCCCACCACCTGCGCGGTCAAACACGAGGATCGCGCCGGGCGACAGGCGATCCGGGCGAAGCAGCGAGCCGTAATCAGACCAAGCTTTGGCGCGGAACCACAGCTTCGGGATCGGCAAGTCCACCTCTTTCAAGCAGTGCGCAACAAACGTGCCGCACCACGGGGTCTCGTCATCTGACCACCACGCCTTCAGATCGCGAAGCCACTTGATGATGACCGGGTTGTGTTTCGGGCCCGGTATCTCGCGCATGCCCTTGAGGGCTTCAGCGACCTTCAGCCATGGAGGGCTCATTTGTTTTTGTCCTCTTTGTTCTCAAGGCGCTTGAATATTGTGCCGAGCGTGGTGTCGATCTTGTCGAAGCCTGATCTCATTTCGTCACGGACCTCGCGCATCGCGTCCTTCCAATCATCCCGGGACACATAGGTGTGCGGCATTTCGCGCACATCCTTGTCGAGACGGTCAATCGTTTTGGTCAGGTTATTCAAAACCCAGCCGCCAAGGAAGCCCGCCATGGAAAACGCGATGTTGAAGAGAACTTGATAGTCTTGCACGTTGGCCCCCGTCACTTGAGATTTTCGAGTTTGTAGATTGTGGTGAGGTACACGCCCGTCACCGTATCGATCAGGTTGGCGACGGCGCGGTTACCCTGACAGATTTCTTCATGATGCTCTTCGATCCACTTTGCGTCAGCCTTCAGGCAGGCGACACAATTGGCTTCAATCTTCTGCGGCGCGGGGATGTTGCCGATCAAGCCAAAGGCACCCTGATACGCTTCGACAAGGCCGTCGATGGCGTCGATGATGTCGTCATAAAACGAGCCCAGCGCCTTGTGCTGGCTGTAAGATTTCGTGCGCCAGTGCTCAAAATGCGCGAGGTTGCGCGCGTAAAACACTCTGCCGATAAGTTCCTCGATCATCATAACCCTTTCAGCCTTACGGCTTTCTGCGCGGCATTCGGGAGACAGCATACCCGAAAAGTGGAAAACCGACAATCTGCATCAGAATAACATCAGGAACTTGGCGGCGGTGCCCGTGGCCGGGGACGCAGTGAAGATCACATTCACGTTGTTGCCGTTGTTTGTTGAGTTCGCGCCGACGTAAAACCGGTTTGCTTGGTTGACGCCAATGTCCATCACAAAGAGGTAATCAATACCGCTGGTGACAGCCGTGAGATTGAAGGTGCGGCGCGTTCCTGTCACCGAGCTTATCACATAAAGAAGGTTGCCAGCGGACCCTGTCGCCGACCAAGTGTCAATCGTGCCGATATTGTTCGCCAGAACTATTCGGTGAGATCCCACCCGCGTGGCCGCCACCTCCGTAAAGGAAACGATGCCAGACAGAATAACACGGCCGGGCGTAGAAGTTCCGCCAATCGTCAACTTGTTGTACGAGAGGGCCCCACCGGCAAAGGTCCGGTCAGTAATGCCTGACGTCGACAGGAGGATGTTTGCCGAGCCTTTGTTGAACGTCAGGTTGGTGATGTCGGTCGTGGTCCAGACAGTCCCTGTTGCGGCGCTGACAGTCCACAACCCGGAGCCCATGCTGAGGGTTCTCACGTTCGTGTTGCTGGAGGTGAAGGTCGTGCAGGTCAGATTGTAACTGACAGCGTCAAGCGTGCCTTGAGTAAGATTGACCGTGTTGGAGGCAAGATACGCATCCCCCAGAGCAAAAGTCCCACTCGGCGCATTTACGACCAATGGAAAGGTCGTCGTTCGCCCCGCGCTGACATATGTCATTGTGCTGCGGCCGGAGAAGGTCTGCGTCTGTGTCCCGGAAACGGTGACAGCAGAACTAAGCCTGAAGGAACCGTAACGGGTTGTGGGCGTGTTAAAAGCAAGTGTGATGCCAGCAGTTCTGCTCGAAGCGTCAAGCGTGCCGTGATTGTAATTCGCAGTTGAAAGAGTGCCGGTGAGAGACGTGTTGTCGTCAATGACGGCCGTGTCTTGCGGCAGCGGGAAGTTAGCGTCGGACCCCGCGCCACCGGACGTGGTCGCCCAAGAGCCAGATCCGACCCATGTCGTATTGTTCCCAACGCGATACACGGTCTTTGGTGCCGGGAAGTTGATACCGGAATTGCCGCCGCAGTTACCAGCCCGGGAGGGTGAGGCACCGGCCGCCGCGCCAGAGATGACAATATCTCTGAAGTCGCAATCTGCCGCCGATAGAGAGGCCACAGTCAGCGTGCGCTGCGTGCCGAGAGTGTCGGAGTATACAAACCCTCGCTGGGTGGCAGATCCGCCTGCGCAGGTAAATGTGCCGTTGATGGTCGCGTTGGCAGCAAATGAAAGGGTGGTCATCCCGGCCGCCGTTGCGACAAGGGTCAGGTTATTGAACACCGTACCCGTCCCCGTGATGGACCTGTTGCCGACGGACGTGGACGTGAAGGACACATTGTAGAAGGTGTTACTCACGCCAGCTCTGAGCTGGGCAGTGTCATTCGACATGTTTATCTGGGACGTGCCAGCGGTGAAGGTCAAGCCGGTGCCACTTATGTCAAAGCCCGCCAAGGCAGAGACCGTTACGGTGCTTGACCCTAGCGACATAGCTCGCGTGTTGGATGTGTTTGATGTGATTGCAGTGGCAGTGACACTATAATTGGCGGTATTAAATGTTCCTTGGTTGACACTTAAAGTGCCTATATTCAATGCGTCGCCAAGGGTGACCGTAATACCTGCGCCGTCGACAATAATTAGACCGAACTGCTTGCCCGCCGACGTGATAGTACCCGTCCCTGTGATCGTAAAATTGATGTTGGTCCCCGTAAAGGTCATGCCAGAGGCCAGCGTTACGCTGCCAGCGACCGTGATATTCGCAATCCCGGTAATCGTGCCGGTGAAGCCAGTGCAATTGATGGACTTCGCGCCCGTGTTCAGGTCCGTGATCGTTACCGTGCCAGTGGATGCGCTGTCGAAGAAGACGTCGTCAGCGGTCGTGGGCACAGATGCGCCGCCCGCGCCACCAGACGTAGCGGACCACTTCGTGCCAGCCGTGCCATCCCAGTCAGCTGTGCCACCTACCCAGTAACGATTTGCCATACCTTACTCCTCAGTCTCTGGAGGAGGCGGGTTCCCGACCACAAGAAGCCAATTGTCCAGACGCTCCTGCTTCATCGCAGCGATCTTCTCGTCTGAAAACGAATGATCGGCAGGCAGGTACAGCGCGTCGCGAAAGAGACCGTAGTGCGTGGTGAACTCAAAATCGATCTTGATAGGGTCCATTTACACCTCCTGCGCTACCGCAACCACGTCCCAGCGGGCGTCAGCGGAATTGTAAATGCAGCCAACATATGTCGTCTTGTTGGCGACCGTTGTCGTGGGAAGCGTTGTCCCAATGACACGGAATGAACCAGAGGTGCCAGTTGTCCACGCCAGCGTCTGAGATGAGCCATTGTCCTTGATGCGAATATTCAGCTTCTGCCCATCCACAGGCGTCCCGCTGGGCGCGGCAAATGTAGCCCCTACAGCAAGAGCCGTGACGTTGTACTGGTTTGTCGTGTCTGACGTCGGCGTGATCGTAGCCCCCGAGGCGACAGAACCCGAGGTGCCACGCAGAGCTCCGCCAACGCGAGCTGAGCCATTGATATCAACCACATAGGCAGGAGTTGCCGTGCCAACCCCAAGACGGTTATTTGTGTCGTCCCAGAAGAAGTTTGCATTATCCTGCGCGTACACCCCAGAGGCACCGGCAAAGACGACTGAGCCCGTCGTGAATGCGGTAGCTGTGCCCGTGCCGCCCTTGGCAACACCCAGCGTCGTGCTGATTGTCGTCGCCTCGCCAACCGTAATTAAGCTTGGCGCTTTATGCTGCCAGTAGCCGCCCGCACCGTTATACTGGAGCAGGTCGAGGTTTGAAGCGGCGGACGTCTCAACATCATTAAGCTGCCCCAATGAGAAACGAGAAATTGGCCTGACGAACAGCGAGCCGGAGCCGCCAGAAGCGGCGTTGACCACCGCAGCCACTTCAATTTTGGCCGCTGGGGCGGACGGCACATTCTTCGTCAAACCACCTGCAACGGCAGGATTGTAATAAAGGATCTGGCCGTCAACCCAAGCCTCAGCGCCGCCCGTCGTATTGATGCCGCGCACAAGGCCAAACTGCGTAATGTAGCCCCAGCCATTTAGAGGAATGTCCTCAGTGGCAACGCCCATAAAATACGAGGCCGTATCTTTGGTGAGGCCAGTCGCGGGGGCTGCTGTAATAGCGCCAGAGCCACCAACTGTGCCGGTGAACATCACCCCCTGACCCTCTGTAATCGCGGATGACGCCTTGACGCGGAAATACATTTCCTCGCCAATCTGAAGCGTCGCATTGCCGCCAGCCATGCCCAAGTTGAGCGTCTGCACACTGTCAGAGTTGTCCCACCAGAGACGGCCCGAGGCACGGGTCGGTGTCGCGGCTATGTCGAAATCGATATAGTCAGGCGTCGCAATCCCACCAGTGAGGCCCGACATTGATGTAATGTCAGAGTTCGCGCCCAAGATGGCCGCGCTGAGATTGGCCCGCGCAACCGACGCTGTCGTCGCGCCAGTGCCGCCATTCGCCACAGCAAGGGTGCCAGACATCGTTATAGTGCCCGATGATGTGATAGGGCCGCCAGTGAACGAGAGGCCTGTAGAGCCGCCAGAGACGTTTACAGAGGTCACTACGCTTTGCCAGTAAGGCGCACCGGCACCTGAAGAGGTCAAGACTTGACCGGCAGACCCGGCAATCGTTTGAGTGAGCCCTGCACCGCTCGTGTAAATGATGGCACCGGCAACGGGAGACAGCGCGTTACCGGTGCCGCCACGGGTCAAGGGGAGCACTCCTTGAGTTTCCGTGGTGTCAGACAGGTCGACTGCGGGATGGATATGATCATCCCGGGCAGCCTGAGACCCTGTCCCAGCAGAGGCAACGCCCAGCGGTTGCGGCGTCGCGCTTGAGAAATTGATTGCGAAAGTTCTGTTCTCGGACAGATCACCACCGCCAACAAGGCCAGCACCTGCGCTGATCGTGCGGGAGGAGGGCACCGAACCGGTGGACGCGATCTGCGAAAACTGGACCTTGTAGGTGCGGCCGTCGATCACATACGGGAAATAACCCGCTTGGCTCACGCCTGCATACTCAGGGAGCTCGGTGGTTCGCGTCGGGATCAGATTTGTAGGGACGTTACTCACAGTGGCTACTCCCCGAAAAATACAATAAAATCATCGCCATCCTCAGTGATCAAAAACTGATCGCCATTTTCCATAATGAACCCAGCCGGGTTGGTCGGGATCGGCGTGTCTGGCCGCGTAAAGGGCAGCGCGATCTTCTCTGGCTGACGCGCGGGCAGGCGATACGGATCATAATGATCCTTATCCTGCGCGCACACACGCAGACCCGGGTAGTTCGGGTCAGAGTGAAGCATGTCGAGCGGGAACTTGCGGCTGCACCGAGAGCAGATCCCGATACCGAGTGTCGAGCGACCGCGCGTGTCAAGGTATAGAGGCATCAGTGGGTCACCTCGTATATCCCAAAATTCGTCATTTTGTGTACATCCCAATATTTGGCGCAATCATCATCGGAGAGTTGTCACGCTCCTCCTGCTGCGCGAAATACAGGGCCTGCTGCGCCTTGGCGTCAAGGATCGGCACCATCTGCGGGTCGACCTCGACATACTCAAGGGCAAGCTTGGCGGCCAGCATCGACACGATAGCCTCGTACCAACGCTGCGGCACCTCGACCTCCTGCGTCATGTTGCCGACGTCCATGATGTACCGCTGACGCCACAGGACGATCTGATAGGTCTCAGCCTGCGCATTGGGCACGGGCCACATGTGCATGACGGGCTGGCTGACCTGACGATCAAACCAGAACTGAAGCGGCCGGTTAGACTGGAAGCTCTTGTTCGGCAGGTTGGTGTAATCGTCCCGGTTCATGCGCGCCAAGGGGATCTCGGTCGGGGTGTTGCCGAGATAGATCTCGCTGAAGCCGAGGTTGCCGGTGGTTGCCCGGACGCGGAAATAGACGGAGGCGACGCTGCTGTTGAGATCGTACCAAGTCCACTCACCTGCACTTGCTGATGGGGTTTCAGTCTGGACCGTCGTCCATGTCAGGCCGTTGTCGCTGCGCTCAAAGGCAACCGACACCGAAGAGGCGGACCACTTGATGCCAACCGTTGTGACGAAGGTCGTGCTTGAGAAGACCACCTCGCGCGCAGTGGCCGTGTCGTAATTCGTGCCCGTCACCGGCTGGAGCCAGCGCAGGTTGCTGTTCAGGACATCGACCGTGCCCGTGTCGAGAGTGACCTCACCGACGCCATTGTACAGCGGGTAGATCTGCTTCTCGATGCACCAGAGCTGGATGCCCCGGTTTGCAAGATCCGAGAGCAAGAGGAAAAGCTGGTCGTTGGCAATGTCGATATGTTCTGAGCTGATCTGCTGCGCAGTGAGCTTGCAGCGACGGGTGGCGTTGTCGATAACGCGCCGCGTATTGAAAACAGTCTGAGAAACAGTACCGGAATATGCCATAAGATTTTGCTCGCTTGGTTATCGCAGCAGCTCACCATCACAGGCAAGCATCTCTGGCCCTCTGCTTATACAAGATTGGGCGGCCAGCAGCAAGCCAGCCGCCCGCCCCCCGTTTAGCACTTCTTGCCCTTGGGCATGACAGCAAGGCCGCCCTTCTTGAGGCCTGAGCGTGAGCCGGGCTTGTATGAGGGCACGCCGGGCTTCGGCGGCATCGTCGCGGCCGAGCCACGCGGCAAGCGCGCCATGTATGCGTCACCAGCTTCAGGACCGCCGATCAGAGCCTTGCGGCTGTCGACCGGGACACCCTTGCGGGCAGGCTTCACCGTCTCACGCTGAGACATACGGCTCTCTCTTTCGGTGAGAGCGCCCATGCCCCGGTTGCGGTCGCGCGCCATGCGCTCACGGGCCATCTTCAAGCCCTTCTCGCCCATAGCAATCTCGTCCTTGCTCATGCGAGCCATCAAGACATCGTCACCCTCAACCGAGCCGCCCTTATTCTTCTTCATCGGGATCTTGGCACCGGCCTTGCGCGCTTCGCTCAGAGCGATGGCAACGGCCTGCTTGGGGTTGGTGACCTCAGGGCCCTTCTTCGAGCCGCTATGCAGCTCACCGCGCTTGAACTCGCCCATGACCTTGTTGATCTTGGCCGCGCCCTTGACCTTGCCGCCCTTGGCGTAACCTTCGCACGCGCCGCCCTTCATGTACTGAACGCGAGTGCTGTTCTTGAAACCGTCCATGTCACTTACCTTTCTTGCGGGCAACTGCGAGATTATAGACAGCGTTTGGATAAGGTCGACCTGCCGCCGCTGCTCTCGCCTTAGCAGATTTCTTCTTTTTGGCCGAGAGGCTTTTTGGCTTGCCGAGATCCTTGGGACGTTTCTTCTCCCAGATGGGCTTTACAGAAAAATCACTCATGCTGCCTCCTTCACATAGTCAGGTTCATCGGGACGGCCTCCCCATGAGACATCGCATTCGCCGCAAGCGCATTCACCGCGCACATACATGGCGGCCAATTCAAGGAGTTCTGGGTCATCTCTGAAATGACCAAGGCCCATATTACATCTCTGGCATAGCGCCCCGCGCACACGACCAGTTCGGTGATCATGGTCTACGACAAGATTGCCTTGATCACCGCAAATAACGCACTCTTCTATGGCGCGAACGATTGAAACCATGGGCCCTTGGTCAGGTCGAATGCCATCAATCTTGCGATAAATCTTACGATAAGCTCGGCGACATGGGCGACACCAGCTATCAAATCCTGAAGTTGTTTTTTTGTGAGGCGGGAAATACTCCAGCGTTTGGGGTTTTTCCTCGCCACACTTGCGGCAAACAAAACTTAGCAGTCCCATTTGCGCCTCGCTTTGTTCAAGCGGCTGTTCGGATCTCGCGCCGCGTCAGGAAACATTTTGGCCTGCCCGGCGGAGCGAGCACAGAAGCTCTTGCGACGAGCGGCCGCCTTGGGAGACTTTTTGGCCTGCTTGGCCGAAACCGGTGGCTTGATGTCGTGGCCCTGAGCACGCAGTGAGGCACGCCCCTTGGCATTCAGGCCGCCCTCGGGGTTCTTGCCCTCCTTGCGGGTCCATGCGCCGCCCTCAGCCATGGCGAGGCCGCCCTTGGCGAAGGCTTGGGTAGGTTTCACTGCAAGGCCACCCTCGTTGAAGCGACGGCCATAGTTAACCATCAGGCCGTTGTTCTGCGGCCGGTAGTTGACGCCGAAGCTCTGGTTGGGCGTGGCGTAGCGGGCCATCAGATCCTGAGGCTGCATGCCCTGCGTCTGCATGCCCATCTGGAGCTGGTTCTGGCCCATGGGAACCTGTCCGGTCACCTGCATGCCCTGAGGCATCATCTGCGCCTGTACGCGGGGCTGCTGGGGCATCTGCGGCATTGGCGCGCGGTTGAGGCCCAGAGCGTCTTGGATCTCGCGCTTCGCTCTTTGTGTTGCTTCATCAAAAGCGAGGGGGCCAATCAGTCCGGGCATTGCAGAGACACCATATGTTAAAGTTTACCAAGGATGTTGTGATTGCGGGCGACGTTTTATAGCCTCCCGCAATCATCATCCTCTCATGCAGAGAGGGTCACTCCGCTTCGCTGGGCTGGGGCGGCACTTGCGCCTCGGCCTGCTCTTTGATCTTGACCATCAGCGGGAAAGCGCCCGACGATGTCGGAAGCTGACCAAGGACGTTGAAGATCGACTGAACTTCTTCAGCGGTGAGCGTGAGAGTGATTTCCTGCATTATTCTGTCTCCGGTGTAGCCCACGGAAGGGGCGGTGTGACGACAGGCGGATTTACCTGCGCGTCGATCTGAGCCGCCACATTGGCTTCATAGGCCGCTACTTGCTCCGGGCCCATTGCATCCTGCACCCAGCCAATGACCTGCGCCTCAGTCAGGTCATTATATGGAGTGAAGGGCACGTCTGGGTCAAGAGATACGCTCTGCGAGCCGTAGACGTAGCCGTTGTAGGTTCCGTCGGTCGCAGAAAGGGTCCAGTGAGCGACGAAGACCACATCGGTTTCGCCGTCATATTCGGGATAGCATTCGAGCTGTACGATGCCCCATGTGTTGGTGATGGTCATTGGTCGTCCTCCTTAGTTCATTGCCTGCCAAGCGCCGCCGACATAGACGTACAGCTTGTTGTTCGTGCTATCGACCACCATTGGCGCATAGCCCGTGATAGCCGTGGGTGTACCCGTCGGCACCCCTGCGCAGGTCGGGATGTACGGGAAGCCGTTGGTCGCGGTGGTGGCGAGTGATGCTGTACCAAGCTGAAGGTTGCCGGTGCTAGTAATCCTCATGCGCTCGGTTGATGCTGTGCGAATAACAAGAGTGTTGTCACTTCCACCTATGCGGGTAATTCCAAGATCTTGATCTCGATCTCCGACTATGACGCCATCAACGCGAAGCCCTAACCCACCTCCGGCGACATTCACATATCCGCCAGAGAAGAGGCCATTGCCAACAACAGAAAGTTTTTGAGTAGGCGAAGTCGTCCCAATACCCACGTCGCCACCGCTGGTGATGCGGAGGCGCTCGGAGTTGTTAGTGGCGATAACTACGAAGTCAGTCAGCTCATTGCCGTAGATGAAGTTATTACCACCGCCCCACTCAATGCCTTGGTTATTGTCCAGCCGGATATTCCCGCCAACAACTTGAAGCTTCGCCGCAGGCGAGGTCGTCCCAATGCCGACGCGGCCAAAGGCGCTGACGCGAAGAACTTCAGCATTATTTGCGCCAAGAGACATGTCGCCATCAGAGTCGAGCCGCATCAAAGATGTTGACTCTGTGTAATCGATGTACGCGCGCTCGCTGGAGCTTATTAGAAAATTAAGCTTTGAGGCGGCAGCGTCCGAAATGCTTAGCTTTGCACTGGGCGACGTCGTCCCAATGCCGACATTCCCCGCAGCAGTGATGCGCAGGCGTTCCGCATTGTTAGTGCCGAAGACCAAAGGAACAGCAGCAGTGTCGGTGTCGATATTAAATCCGGTCGCATTCGAGAACGCACGACCATAGATCGACGCGCCATAATAGTACCGGCTACCGACAACAGCGGCCGACGTAATGA